CGATGAGCCTGCCGAGCCGCGTGGACAGCATGAAGAAACTGGCCGACACGTTGAAGACGCTGATTGCGCTGGAGCGCGAAGCATACGGCATGCTCAACGATGGCAAGAACCAGGGGGCCGGAACGCTGGAGGACTGGCTCGACGGCCTTGACTGACCGTGCGACCCAGCGCGACGAGAAGTTGCGCCGGCTGAAGGAGGACTTCGAGTACTACGCGCCGCGCTGCCTGAAGGTGATCAACAAGGCCGGCGAGATCGTCCCGTTCGAGTTGAACGCCGCCCAGCGCTACGTGCATCGCCGCATTGAGGCGCAGCGCGCGCGCACGGGCAAGGTCCGCGTGTTGGTCCTGAAGGGCCGCCAGCAGGGGATCAGCACGTACGTGCAGGGCCGCTACATGCACCGGCTGCAGTTCAGCAAGGGCAAGAAGGCATTCATCCTGACGCACGAGATGGAGGCGACCGACAACCTGTTCGGCATGACGAAGCGGTATTACGAGAACCTGCCGCAGCAAATCAAGCCGAGCGCGGGCCGCTCGAACGCGAAAGAACTGTGGTTCGACCGACTGGACTGCCGGTATTCCGTCGGCACCGCTGGCAATGCCGAGGTCGGGCGATCCAGTACCGTGCAACTGTTTCATGGTTCCGAGGTCGGCTTCTGGAAGAACCCCGACAAGATCTGGCCTGGTCTGGGCCAGGCGATTGCAGATATGGACGACACCGAAATCATTCTTGAGTCGACGGCAAACGGCGTCGGCGGCGACTTCCACACGCGCTGGCGCATGGCCGAGCGCGGCGAATCGGACTATGAGGCGATCTTCGTGCCGTGGTTCTGGCAGGAAGAATATGCGAAGGAGCCGCCGAAGGACTTCGTGCGCACGGAGGAAGAGGACCAGCTGCGCCACCTGTTCGGCCTGACCGACGCGCAGTTGTATTTCCGCCGCAGGAAGATCGCCGATGACTTCAAGGGCGACGATACACGCTTCCAGCAGGAATACCCGAATACGGCGGCGGAAGCGTTCGTCGCAGCGAAGCGCGATTCGCTGATCCCGATCCCGAACATCCTGGCTGCGCGCAAGGAAAAGGGGATCGGGCCGCAGGCGCATATCCCGCTGGTGATCGGCTGCGATCCGGCGCGCTACGGCGACGACCGCACGGCGATCGTGTGGCGCCGCGGCCGTGTGGTGACGCGCGTGCGCACGCTGGCCAAGAAGAACACGATGCAGGTGGCCGGCATCCTGGCCAAGCTGATCGACGACGACAAGCCGGAAAAGGTTTTCATCGACATCATCGGGCTGGGCGTGGGCGTCTACGACCGCCTGGAGGAACTTGGCTACGGCGACATCGTCGTGGGCGTGCAGGCCAGCGAATCGGCCGACGAGGACGATCTGTATGTGAACAAGCGCGCCGAAATGTGGACGCGCATGCGCGACTGGTTCGCGGAAAAGCCCGTGCGCATCCCGGACAGCGACGAGATGCAGGCCGATCTGGTCGAGCCCGGTTACACGTACGACAGCAGCGGCCGGATCAAGATCGAGAGCAAGGAAGCCATCAAGAAGCGCGCGGGCCTGTCGCCGGACATCGCTGACGGCCTGTCGCTGACGTTCGCCGAGCCGTTCCGCCCGACCGACCGCACGCCGGTCAATGTCGAATCACATCGCCCGCATGATCCGGGCGCAGGATACTGAGGAAGCACCGCATGGATAAACAGACCGCACGCCGCCGCAAGGCCGCGCGCCAGCAGGCCGCTGCGCCCGTGCCGCAAGGCTCCGCGCCGACCAGCCAGGACGACGGCGCGGAGATGGCCCTGGACGACAGCACGACCGGACAGGCGCTCGCCGCCAGCGATGAGGTCGATGAGGCCATCTCCGAGCAGATGGCGGAACAGCAGCGCGCCGCCGACGAGCAGCGCCAGGCGCAACTGGACGCGTTCGCCGCAGCCCTGTCGAAGAAGCGCCAGGCCGCCGTGAATGCGCGCGCACAGTCGAACATCGAGCAGATCTGGCGCGAGGATGAGGAATTCTACGAAGGCATCGACGACGCCAACCGCAACGAGCACGCGACGCTGAAGCCGCGCGACTTCGGCGGCACGGGCGGCGCCAGCGTGGCCGACAGCGCCGCGCGCGGCAGCGGCTCGAACGTGTTCCCGAACATCACGCGCCCATACGTCGATTTCAGCGCCGGCCGCGCCGCCGACATGCTGCTGCCTACAGATGATCCTAACTGGGATCTGCGCGAGACGCCGATGCCGGACATTATCGAGGCGATGAGCAGCGACAAGCCGCTGACCTATCCGCCGGGCGTGATCCCGAAGGACGGTGCGCCGACGACGATCGGCGAGGCCGCGACGCAGATGGTAGGCGAGGCCCGCGCCAAGGTGGCGAAGGCCAAGCGCCGAATCGAGGACTGGCTGGAGGAAGGCCATTACAGCGCGGAGCAGCGCAAGGTGCTGAAGGACGCGGCCAAGGTCGGCGTCGGCATCCTGAAAGGACCGTTCCCCATCAAGAGCATGGCACGTGTCATCCAGCGCGACGACGCCGGCGTCATCACCGGCATGGCCATCCAGAACAAGACGGCACCCGTGTCGAAGCGCATCGACTACTGGAACTTCTATCCGGATCCGGCATGCGGCGAGAATATCCACCGCGGCAATTACGTCTGGGAGAAGGACACGATCACCGCGCGCGAACTGCGCGACCTGCTTGGCACCGTCGGCGACGATGGCCAGCCGTTCTACCTGGAAGACACGATCAAGCAATGCCTGTCCGAAGGGCCGCAGCGCAAGTGCGAGGAAGAACAGAACTACCAGGCGCAGGATGCCGAATCGTTCGAGATCTGGTATTACCACGGCGTCGCCACATCGGATGACCTCAACGCCGCCGGGCTGAACGTCGATACCGACACCGTGCTGCCGGTCATGATCACCATGGTGAACGACCGCGTCATCAAAGCCGCGCGCTCGACACTCGACAGCGGCGAGTTCCCCTACGACGTTATGGTCTGGCAGGAGCGCGATGGGCACTGGGCCGGCATCGGCGTGGCGCGTCAGGTACGCACGCCGCAGCGCATGCTGACGGCCGCCACGCGCAACCTGCTGGACAACGCCGGCCTGGCCGCCGGCCCACAGGTTGTCATCGCCGACGGCATGATCAAGCCGATGAACCCGAGCGAGACGTATGGTATCCGTCCGCGCATGATGTGGAAGATGGTCGCGGGCGTCTCCAACATCGACGATGTGCGTAAGGCATTCGCGGCGATCGAGATCCCGATGCTGACGGATGAACTACTGAAAATCATCCAGTACTCGCAGAAGCTGGCCGAGGACTGCACCGGCATGCCGATGCTGATGCAGGGCCAGCAGGGCCAGGCCAGCGAGACGGTCGGCGGCATGCAACTGCTGACGAACAACAGCAACACGCCGCTGCGCCAGATCGCCAAACTGTTCGACGATCGCATCACGGTGCCGCACCTGCTGCGCTATTACGAGTGGCTGCTGATCTACGGCGAGCAGGACGAGAAGGGCGAATATGTCGTGGCCGCGCGCGGCTCGTCGGCGCTGTTCGAGCGCGACGCCCAGAACCAGGCCATCCTCGCAATGGGCCAACTGATCGGAAATCCGGCATTCGCCATCGACCCGATGCGCTGGATCAAGCAGTACATGAAGGCCCAGCGCCTGGACCCTGATAACTTCCAATACAGCCCGGCCGAGCAAGCGCAGATGAAGCAGCAGGCCGCGCAGAACCCGCCGCCGCAGGATCCGAAAATCCAGGTTGCGCAGATTGGCGCGCAGGCCCGTGTGCAGGTGGCGCAGATTGCCGCCGGCGTGCAGGACAAGCGCATTGCCGCCGACATGGACCGCGACACCGTGTTCGCCCAGAACGAAGCGGCGCGCACGCAGGCCGACGCCGATGCGCGCCAGCGCGAGATGGAGCAGAAGCTGCAACTGGCCTACCTGCAGTACGCGAACGAGCGCCAGATGTCGCTGGACGACGTGAAGGCACAGTTGGCGCAGACCACTATGAAGTTGAACACGCAGCGAGAACTGTCCGAGATGACCGCCGGCATCGATCTGCACAAGCATCACAACCCGACGCCGCAGGCGATCACGCCGCCGACCGAGCCGGCTGGGCGCGCGCCGAACGGTGAGGCATGGCAGGCATGAACCAGCAGACCGACCTGGCCGAACTGGTCCTGTCCGAGCGCGACCGCGTCAGCGACGTCTGGTTGCGCCTGCGCGAGCGCCTGCTGGCGCGGCTCGACCTGCTGCGCCGCCAGAACGACCTCGACCTGACGCCCGAAAAGACCGCACTACTGCGCGGGCGCATCGCCGAATTAAAAAATTTGCTCGCCGCTGGTGAAAGCCAGGACGGGCACGAGTGACAGGGACCATCGGCCCCTTGTCGTAACGACCGCCGCGAGGCGGTTTTTTGTTTGTGGAGACGTACCCAATGGCAGGAGAGAACGACCAGTTGGAAACCCTGACGCCCGAGGATGAAGCGAACGCTGAAGCCGAGTTCCTGGCCGCCTTCAACACGACGCGCGAGCACATGCTGCCGCACGCCGAAGGATCGACCACCGAAGTGAACAACGCCGACGCCGACGCCAATACACCGAAGGCAGATGAGGAACACGAGGATGATGCAGCCGCCCGCGCGCAAGCCGAAGCGGAAGCAGCCGCCGTAGCACAGGCCGCAGCAGAAGCCGAGGCCCGCACGAAGGCAGAGCAGGAGGCAGATGCCCCTGTGACGCTGACCCGGGCCGAGGTCGACGCGCTGCGCGCCGCCGCCGCCGCCATTCCGAGCCTGCAGGACGAACTGCGCCGCACCCGTGATACCACGGCCGGCAAGATCGGATCGATCCAGCAGGAACTGAAGGCGATTGCAGCGCGCGCAGCCGACGGCCAGAAGTCGGCGCAGGTCCAACTCAAACGCATCAAGTCCGAGTTCCCGGAGCTGGGCCAGATGCTTGAGGAAGATCTGAACGAAGCAACGGCCGCACGCGAGACGACGCCGCCGCCCGGCAATGCCGACGACGCCAGCCAGGCGCCGCCGGTGCCGCCCGCGCAGGTCGACCCGTTCGCTGATGAACGTGTTCAGCAGGTTATCCGCGCCAGAGAACGCGCCATCGTGGATGCAGTACATCCGGACTGGCGCGAACTCGCGAAGACGCCTGACTTTTCCGATTGGCGCAATCAACTGCCGCAAGCCGCGCGCGACCTGCTCGCGTCCTCATGGGACGCAAATGTGCTGGTCGATGCCTTCAAGGATTTCAAAGCCTGGAAGAGCAAGCGCGACGAACAGGCTGCAGCGCAAGCAGCGGCCGACAAGCAACGCGGCAAGCGGCTGGAAAACGCGATCCCCGCAACGAGGGGCGCGCCGACCGGCATCAACGCAGTCGATGACGATGCGGCATTCGAGGCCGGCTTCAAAGCCGTGCGCACCGGAAGCCGCTGACCCCAACCCATCATTGAAAGATAGTCACAATGACGATTCAAACCCTCAATACCAGCGCCCGGATTAATAAGTTCAAGGGCGAAATCCTGGCGCACGCCATGCCCGTCGAAGTGCTCGGCATCACCGGCCAGCAGAAGAAGATGCCGACCAACGCCAGCAAGACGATCTCGTTCCGCCGCTGGCTGCCGTACGGCTCGACCCTGTCGAACCCGAACCAGTGGAACGTGAGCGCCGCGGCGCACATCACGCAGGAAGGCGTGACGCCGGCGGCCGACACGCTGACCCCGCAGGACATCGAAGTCCAGATGCAGCAGTATGCCGTGCTGTACGCCGTGTCCGACCAGATGGTGGACATGCACGAGGACGGCCCGCAGATCGTCGACGAGATGAAGAAGCAGACCGGCGAGCGCCTGGGCCTTGTGCGCGAGATGGTGCGCTACGGCGCCCTGAAGGGCTGCACGAACAAGTTCTACGCCGGCGGCACCTCGCGCGCCACCGTGTCCAGCAAGATCACCATCTCGCTGCTGCGCAAGATGACGCGCTCGCTGAAGGCGAACCACGCGAAGTTCATCACCGGCATCCTGGCGCCGACGCCGAACTACGGCACCGCCGCGGTCGAGGCTTCTTACCTCGTGTTCGCGCACACCGACACCGAGCAGGACATCCGCGACATCCCCGGCTTCAAGGAAACCGCGATCTACGGCCAGCGCAAGGTGCTGCACGAGCAGGAACTGGGCAGCGTCGAGAACTTCCGCATCATCCTGTCGCCCGAACTGCAGAGCATTCCGGACTCGGGCGTCGCCGTCGGCGCGACCGGCCTGTATTCCACCTCGGGCTCGAACATCGACGTCTACCCGGTCATCGTGGCCGCCGAGAACGCGTGGGGCAGCGTGGCGCTGCGCGGCAAGGATTCCATCGACGTGACCTACATCGCGCCGGGCCAGAAGGACAAGAACGACCCGCTGGGCCAGCGCGGCTACATCGGCGCGAAGAACTACTTCGCCGCCGTCGTGCTGAACAACGGCTGGATGGCGGTCGCCGAAGTCGGCGTCTCGGTGCTGCCGTAATCGCGTAACGGCGCCGGGCACCGCGCCTGGCGCCTGACCTGAAAGGATCAACATGGCAACACCTCAAATCTCGATCGCGCAGCAGATCCAGAAGATGGCGATCAACCAGTCCGACAAGCGCCTGCTGCTGGCGGCATTCAACGGCCTGACCGACGACATCGAGCAGTTGCGCGCATCCCTGAATTCGGCACTGGCAAAGATGGACGCGGCCGCGGCCGGCACCGTCTCCGCGCTCGGCACCAACAACGTCGCCACGCTGGCCGTTACCAAGTCGGCGCTGAACGTCAAAAAGTCGTAATCCTCTCTCCGAAAAAGGAACCAATACATGCAATCTCAACAATTCATTGGTGGCAACCTCGTGCTCACGAAGGCAGGCCTGACCGGCCTGTCGGGCGCGGCCACCACATTCACGACCGGCGCCGCTGTCGTCTACGCGCTGTACGGCAAGTTGTTCAGCAAGTCGACCGTCTCCGGCGGCGCGACGCCGACGACCGACGCCGTCACCGGCAACGCGATCACCCTGAAAGCCGGCTATGGCACGAACGTGCTGTGGTGCCTGGATGCCTCGGGCAACGTCAAGGTCGTGCAGGGCTCGACCGAACTGCTGGATGCTGCCGGCCTGTTCCAGTACGCCGCGCCGCAGTTCGCCAACCTGCCGGATACCCTGGTGCCGTTCGCGTACTGCGTGATCAAGAACCTGGCCACCGGCACGCTGTTCACGTTCGGCACCTCGAACTGGAACCAGTCGGGCATCACCGTGACGGCCAGCGACATCATGGCCGTCCCGAACCGTCCGCAAGCATCGTAATCCCCAGCATCACATGAACCCGAGCGGGCCGCCATCTGGTGGCCCGTTCTTTTTGGAGTAGACCATGAGCCGCAACCGTACCCCCGTAGTGACCTCCGACATGCACACCGGCACGCATGCTGCCGATTCCCTCGATACCGATCTGGGCGGCCTGGATCGCAGCATCACGCTGGATACCGACCTGTCGCTGGAAGAACTGCGCGACAGCCTGAACGCGACCGTATCGATGAGCGGAAGCGACCCGGCCTTCCAGAAGTTCACCGCGGACTCTGCCTTCATGGAAGAACAAGTCCTGATCCGCGTGCTGCCGTCTGCCGACCAGAACGCGGAAAAGATCGTCGACGTCTACAACGACGGTCGCCCGCAGCGCTTCATCCGCGGCGAATGGACGATCTCGCGCCGCAAGTATGTCGAAGTGCTGGCGCGCGCAAAACCCTTCAGCGTGGCCACGCCCGAGATCACCGACGGCAATGGCGACCGGACCACGAAGATCGACATCAACCACGGCCTGCGCTATCCGTTCGAGATGCGAGACAAGAACCCCATTGGCCAGGCATGGCTGAACGACATTCTGTCGCAACCGTAATCCGATAACCCATGACATTCCTCGAACTCGTCCAAGACTTCATGCGCGAAGCCGGCATGTCCGGCTCGATCGTGTCGGTGCAGGGCCAGGTCGGCGAGGCTCAGCGAGCCGTCAACTGGATCATCAAGGGCTGCCGCTCGATCCAGTTGGAGCATCCCGACTGGGAATTCCTGCGCGCCGACGTCACCTTCAATACGACCGTGCCGAACAACCGCTATACCGCCGCAGCGGCCGGCGTGGCCAACTTCGGGGAATGGCGCTTCCGCGGCGACGACTGGCGGTGCTATACGGCCGCCACGGGCGTGATGGATGAGCAGCCCGTACGATTCGAGCCGTATGCGGATTTCCGCCGGAATTATATGTACGGTGCAAACCGGCTGTCATCCGGCCGCCCGACTGTCGTAACACAGGCGCCGGATATGTCGCTGATGTTCTGGCCGACGCCGGATGCCGCATACACGATCGTCGGCGAGCAGTTCCAGGCGCCTGTCGATCTGGTGAACAACTCGGACGCGCCGCCGTTCGCCGCGCGTTTTCATGGCGTGATCGTCTACCGCGCGCTGATGCTTTACGGCGAGTTCGAAGGCGATCAATCCGTACTGGCGTACGCGCAGGGCGAGTGCGACAAGATCCTAGCCAAGATGGAAAGCGTCTACCTGCCGCAGTGGGAAGCCGCGGGGCCGCTCGCATGAAGCCGATCAACATGCCGCCCGCGCGCATCGAAACCGAGCGCGTGCGCTTCATCGGCGGCCTCGACCTGGCATCGCCCGCACTGGACATCCAGACCGGCAACGCCATCGTGGCCGTGAACTACGAGCCCGGCATCCTCGGCGGCTACAAGCGCATCGACGGCTATGAGCGCCTGGATGGCCGACCGGCGCCGTCGGCCGCAACCTACCTGTACCTGCAAGGCTCGTTCCCATACGTCGCCACCGGCACGACCGTCGTGGGCGCGACATCAGGCGCAACGGGCATCGTCGTGATGTGCGATGGCACGGCCGGTCCGCCGCCCACGAGCGGCAGCATCAGCGTCTCGAAAGTGGTCGGCACGTTCGCGGCCGGCGAGACGATCCGCAAACTGGACATGACCGTTCTCGGCGTGCTGTCGGCCGCGATCAACCGCGGTTATCCCGATGCGTTGAACGATGCGACGGCGCTGGCCGCCGCCGCCGACCTGTACCGCGCCGACATCCAGGGCGTGCCCGGAATTGGCCCGGTGCGTGGTGTCTGGATGTACAACGGCATCACGTACGCCTTCCGCGACTACGACGTCTCGCAATGCAAGATGTACAAGTCGACCGGATCCGGCTGGACGGCAATCACGTTCGGGCAGGAGCTTCAGGTCAAGCAGCCGTCGAAATCCGTGACGACGTCGAGCGGCGCCGTGAACTGGACCGCGCACGGGCTGCTGGTCGGCGCGCTTGTGCAATTCAGCGGCACGATCCCGACCGGTGCCAGCGCCAACACCAGTTATTACGTCGTCGCCGTCACGGCAAACACGTTTCAGGTGTCGCTGACGGCCGTCGGCTCTCCGATCGCGCTGGGCGACGTGGCCAGCGGCCTGACGTGTTTGCCGCAGGCGCAGCAACTCGTCGAGGGTGCGACCGTCACGGGCGCGACGTCTGGCGCCACCGGTATCGTCATGCGCGCCGGTGTTCGCACTGGCGCGTGGGCCAGCTTCGGCGTGACGGCCACGGTCGTGCTGTCGTCCGTGTCCGGCACGTTCCAGACCGGCGAAGTGCTGCGCGTGGCGGGCTCACCGATGGTCAATGCGGTCGGCCCGAACACGGCAATCACGCTGTTGCCCGGCGGCCGGTTCGAGTTCGTCACGTATAACTTCACCGGCTCGCTGGCCACGCGCCGCATGTACTTCTGCGATGGCGTGAATCCGGCATTCGAATTCGACGGCACGACGCTGGTACCGATCCGCACCGGCATGGCGGCCGATACGCCGAAGTTCATCCGCGCACATAAGCAGAAGCTGTTCCTGTCGTTCCTCGGCTCCGTGCAGCACTCGGGTGATGGCACGCCGTACGCCTGGACGATCCTGTCCGGCGCCGACGAGATCGGTATTGGCGACGTCGTGACGGGCATGGAAGTGCAGGCTGGCGACACGCTGGCCATCTTCGCGCGCAATTCCAGTTACCAGTTGAACGGCTCCACGAACGACGATTTCCAACTGCTGCCCATCTCCGACAAGATCGGCGCCATCGCCTACACGGCCCAGACCATCGGCAAGACCCTAGCGCTGTCCGACCGCGGCATCGTCAGCACGGATCGCACGCAGGCCTACGGCAACTTCGTCCAGTCGACGATCAGCGAATACATCCAGCCGCTGATCAACGGGCTGCGCGCGAATGCCATCGGCTCAGTCGTCTACCGCAACCGCAACCAGTATCGGATCTTCGCCGCCGACGGCAGCGGCATCATCGCCACGTTCAACGACGGGAACCTGGTCGGATTCACGCGCCTGCAATATCCGGTCGCGCCGACATGCTTTGCCAGTTGCGAGGATGCCACCGGCAGCAATGTCGTCCTGTTCGGCGATGCCAACGGCTATGTGTACCAGGGCGATGTCGGATCCAGTTTCGACGGCCAGGCGATCGAGGCCTATTTACACCTGGCATTCAACACGGTCGGCAACCCGCGCGTGCGCAAGCGCTTCCGCAAGGCCGTGCTGGAGATGAGTGCTACCGGCTATGCAGCAATCCGTTTCCAGCCCGAGTTCTCGTACGGCGTTCCCGATGTCGGTACGCATCGGCTGCAGACCGGCAGCGTGGGCGGCAACGGCGGCTACTGGGACACGGACAACTGGGACGGATTCTTCTATGACGCGCAGGTCGTGACGGCGCCCGAATTCAGCATCGAGGGCACGGGCCTGAACGTCAGCGCGCAGTTCTACAGCAACTCGAATATCGACCTTGGCCACGTGCTGCAAGGCCTGCTGATCCACTTTTCCAACAGAAGACTCTCCAGATGAGCAATCAATATTTCACTTCGCCGAGCGCGCTTGCCGCCGGCACGAAAGCGCGCGCCGCCGACGTCAATGCGATCACGCAGGCTGTGAATAGTGCATTCGACAAACTGCCGGGCGAGGCTGCCATCAAGGGCGGCACGATCAACTATGCGGCCAACACCAGCACGACCAATAACGCCTATGCCGTGACGCTGGATGCGAAGATCACATCGACGGGACTGTTCGACGGCCTCGAAGTGAAGATGCTGCCAACCCGCGCGAATACTGGCGCCTGCACGCTGAACGTGAACGGACTGGGTGCCATCGCCATCAAGCGCGCCGACGGCACGGATCCGCAGGCGGGCGATATCGTTGCCGGCTGCCCGATCCCGCTGACGTACCAGCTCGGCACGAACGTGTTCATGTTGCCGCCCGTGCTGCAATCGCAAGTCACGCAGGCCAGCAGCGCAGTAGCCGCCGCGGCGGCCAGCGCGGCGGCGGCGGCAGGATCCGCGACCGATGCAGCCAATGCGGCAACTACCGTGCGCGTCGCCGACTATGCGGCCCTGCGCGCCGTGACATCGTCCGCAACCGCCATCTATGTGTCCGGCTACATGGCAGCGGCAGCGCCGGCCGGCTATGCCGGCGTGTTCGTGCGCGACGATACCGACACGACGAGTGCCGACAATGGCGGCACGATCATCGTGGCCAGCAACGGTAAACGATGGAAGCGCCGCTTCGACGGCATGTTGAACGTGCTGTGGTTCGGCGCGGATCCGAGTTACGCGACCAATTCGAGCCCGGCATTCCAGGCCGCCATCATGGCCGGCGGCTCGAACTCCACCACATGGAACGGCGGCACAATCTTCGTCCCGAAGGGCACCTATCGCGACCAGGACGGTATCGTCATCGGCACGTTCAGCGGCCAAAACTGCTACTCGGTGCGCCTGGTCGGCGAGAGCACGCACGGCACCGTGATCCAGCGCCCGAAGGGGTACAGCACGGGCCCGATCCTGACCGTCTCGGGCTTCCACAACCTGCCCGAGTCGATGACGCTGATCAGCGAGGTGAACGCAGCAGGTACCGACTATTCCGCATCGCATGCCGTGTACATCCGCGGCAATCCGCAGGCCGGCACCAACGGCAACGGCACGAAGGAAAATGCCTACCGCAACCTGAAGATCATGCGGTGCGGTATCGGCCTGCAGATCGGTAACTACAGCGTCGATGGCGTCGACCCAGACATCGAAACCAACCTGTTGACGGGCATCGAGATCAGCCAGTGTAACGGCGGCATCTTCTACAATGGCCAGAACATCCTGCACAATCACCTGCTGTCGTGCCACATCGTCGATTGCCGCGACTACCTGGTGAAGCAGACGCGCGGCGGCGACTTCTCGGCCGAACGCTGCTACTTCGGCGGCCTGTATGACTATCTGACGAACAACTACAACGTACCGGCCACCGAAAAAATTCTCATCAGTAACGGCAACGTCTACCTGTCGCGCTGCCGTTCCGAGGACTGGTCTTCATCTGCCGGCAACCTGACGCCGCGCTGGGTCATCAATGTGACGTCGACGGACTCGAAGATCATCCATCTGGTTGGCAACACGTTCACTACGCGCGACAACGCCAGCACCGAACCGTGCGTGAACCTGTCCGGCCAGGGAACCGCCGGCAATTCATCCTGCAAGGCGATCCTGGAGGGGAACACGTTTTATGGCTACGTCGGCATCAACACGATCGACGTGTTCTCGTTCGGTAATTCGTACCTCGGAACGGCCAGCGGCGGCAATGGCGTCGTCGACGGCAAGCTGCGCAGCGCGAACCAGAAAGCGCAGAACTTCCGCGAGGTCTATTTCGACTCTAACCAGGATGGCCAGGTAGGACAGTTGACCATCAAGACCGCGTCGAACAACAAGATCAACCACATCCGAACGGCTGTTTCCGTGAACTCGGAATGGCAAGGCGAATGGTCTGCGGTCGACGCTGACTCGGGCGGCCTGAATTGGGCGCGCAATACCGGCATCCGCGTGACCAATTCTACGGCCACGCAGGAAACGGCCGTGCATGTCCGCGGCGTGCGCAACAACGGCGCATTCCCAACGCTGGCCGAATCATTCGGCTCGGCGGCGCCAACGGCCGGCACATGGCAGTTGAATGACCGCATGGTGGTCAACGGCATACCGGCTGGCACGGACTACTTCACTTGCAAGACGGCGGGCACGCCTGGCACCTGGGTGGCCAATCGCAAGCGCGGCACGTTCACGCTCGGCGCGGCCGTGACCACGACCGTCAGCGATACCGATGTAACGGCTACCAGCGTCATCCTGCTGATGCCGACGAATGCGGCGGCGGCGACACTGATGGGCAGCGCCAAGGCGCTGTATGTCAGTGCGCGTACGGTCGGCACATCGTTTGCTGTATCGACCGCCAGCGGCGTCGCGGCAGCCGGCACCGAGACATTCGAATACCAACTGCTCAACTGACGAGGGCCACATGCGACGCATTCTCGAATGTGGCGTGCTCCTGCGCCTCTACACCATGACCATGTCCGGCCTGTACGCCTACACCGGATTGTCTCAACCTGAAACCCTGACGTATGCCGTTGCGCACGCGGATCGCTTCGCTCACATGACCATGTACGGCCTGGCCGCGCTGACCGTGCTGGGCCTGGCCGACCTGGTTGTCAATGACCTGATGCCGGACCGGTACGTGATCGCACGCGCGCTGCACGACCGGCACCTGGTGAGCATGGCGATCGCCGGCTGCTTCGCCATCCAGATGTCCACCTGTGTTCGGTATGGACTGCCGCACGCAATCCTTCCCTTCTACGGCGCATATGTGCTGCTGGTCCCGGTGTCGGCCTTCGTCGACGTGCGGAAACGATACAAAACCAACAAGGACTGCGAATGAAAAAAGAACTGAAGCAGACGCTCGGCGCGGCGCAGTTGACACTGGTCGTGCTGTGGCCGACGTCGGCATGGGCGGCCAGCATCGCGTTCGGTGCGCAGTTGGCCGAGATCCCCATGCTGTCCGTGCTGATGACGGTGATCCTGTCGACGCTGATGGGCGCCACCGCGCTCCTGCATGCGATGAAGCAGGAATACGAAAAGGCTGCGGTGATCCCACGCCTGTGGCTGTTCGTGTGCAGCCGCATGCTGTCGTCCAATGCGGCCGGCCTGCTGATGTTCTTCGCCGGTGAGGCGTGGGGGATGGACAACGCCTACAAGGCGGCGGCGATCATGCTGGCGGCCTTTGGCGGCACCTGGTCCATCGAGCGCGCGCTCGCCTTCTTTGCCAACAAATACGCCCCGGAGCCCACCCGATGATCATCACCGCTGAACAACTCCAGCGCGGCATGCCCGCGCTGGGCATGAGTGCATCCCTGTGTGCCGGCCCGATCAATGTGGCCATCGAGCGCTTCCAGATCAACACGCCGCGGCGCGCGGCCGAATTCCTGGCCCAGATCGCGCACGAAAGCGGCCAGCTCAAGCGCCTGCGCGAAGATCTCGATTACACGTTCGGCCGCCTGCGCACGGTGTGGCCGAAGCGCTTCCCGACCGACAGCGTCGCCATCGCCTACGCACACCAGCCCGAGAAGCTGGCCAACTTCGTCTATGCCAACCTGTACGGTAATGGCGACGAGGCCAGCGGTGATGGCTGGCGCTACCGCGGAGCCGGCTATCTGCAGCATACGTTTAAGGCGAACCATGCCGCCATCGGGCGCTTCTTCGGTATCCAGGTCGAGAAGGTCGGCGACTGGCTGAACACGCACGAGGGCGCCGCGCTGGGCGCCGCCTGGTACTGGGCAGAGCATCGCTGCAACGAGTTGGCCGACCAGGGCAACATCGATGGCATCAGCGACGTGATCAACCTCGGGCACCGCACCACGGCCGTCGGCGACGCCAACGGCTACGCCGACCGCCTGGCATTCCGCAACCGCTTCTATGCCGTGCTGGGGGTCGCATGACGGACATCGTGAAGGACATCGAGAACGTCGCCGCTGCCGGCGCCAGCCTGCGCACCGCCGTCATCATCGGCATCGGTGCGGCCGCCTTGGTCGGCGCGGTCGCTACCTGGACCGCGCACCACTTCGAGGAACGTGGCCGTCAACTGGAGCGCGCGGACTGGCTGGCCAAGGAAAACGTCGCGCGTATCGCGCAAGAGAAAAAGGACGCGGCGGATGCGCTGCGCCACCAACAGATCGAAAGGGAAACCAGTGAACGCCACCAGAAAGAACTCGACAGTCTTCGTGCTGATGCTGCTGCTGACCGTGCTGCTGCTGACCGTGCTGGCGGGTTGCGTATCCCCGCCACGGCCTGCGCGGCCAGTGGAGATGCCGCCGCCACCGAAACCGCAGGCGCCAGCGGACGTGATGAAGCCGGCTCCGCCTCCGTCCGCCTTCCGCAATCGATTGAAAACGACCTTTGGACTCTCGCCAACGACGCCGACGAGGTAAGCGCGCAGTTGCGCGCCTGCCAGGGATGGATTCTTGCAAACGGTTTTTATGGGCAAGAACCCGCCGCCGAGACTAAATTGCTTGGTAGAATTGATGCCGTTGAGAATCAAGACAGCAAGGGTGACGCACAATGAGCGCAACGTCGGCGGAAGACCAAATCTCCAACTGGGCGGCCGGGACGTACGGCATCACCGCATATGCGCCGCCGCGCTCGTCGGCTGGCGCCCAAGCGTCGCCCACCATAACCACGGGCACCAGTACGACCAGCGTACCGGTCAACGACAGCGGGATGCTGGGCGCAACAGCGACGATGCCAGCCCAGGCCGGCACCTCTCCATGGACCAAGGTTGCCAGCCCGACCACGGGCGGCATGTCGGCGCCTACCAGCTACCCCGCGACGACGCCGGCGCCCACGCCGACCATTCCAGGCCTGTCGTCCGTATCGGCCACGAACGCCACCGCCATCAACCCGTCGAGCATCGCCACGCGCACGATCGACCCAGGTACCGAGACGGTGGCCGGGCAGGTGAACAAGATCACGGCCGAGAACAGCCCAGTGCTGCAGCAGGCGCAGGCGCAGGCGATGCGCGTGGCGGCTGGACGCGGCATGCTCAATTCGGCCATGGCCGCATCGGCCGGTGAAAATGCCGTGATCGGCCAGGCGACGAACATGGCCGCGACGGATGCCGCCGCCTACAAGAGTGCGGCCGACTACAACGCCGCGGCGCAGAACCAGGCGACGATGTGGAATGCAGACCAGGCGTCGCAACTGCAACGCCTTGACCTTCAGTTGCAGGACGCTGCTGCGAACCGTGCGCAATCGATGTCACTGGCGCAAATGCAGGATGCGACGACGCGCTACCAGGCCGAGATGTCGGCAAACACGAGCCGGTACAACACGGATGCAGCGTATCGACAGCAGATGGACAGCCAGAAAATGGGCCTTGCGAACAACGTCATCCAGAACATGGATCTGTCTCCGGATCGCAAGGCGGCGCTGCTGCAGGCGCTCGGGCTGGGCACGATGGCCAGGGCCGGGCAGGCAGGCAGCGGCCTGGCCGGCGCCGTCTATGTCATCGACTCGACCAGTTCGGATCTGCAAAGCGCATTCATCCATGACTTTTACAACGGCATAACCAGTTGATGGATGCGCGTCTTGTCGATTACCTTGCCGGACTGGGTGTGATGCCGGATGCGCTCGATGGCTGGACCATTCGTGTCGCGCAGCGTGCTGGCGTCGATGTCGCATTCGTCATCACGCGAGGCCCCGAGATCCACATGCTGTCGATCGCCGAGCGGCGTGCCATGAGCCGCCGCAACATCATCGAGTTCATCAAGCCGCTGCTGGAGCGCTTCGGCTACTGCACGACGCGCGTGCCGCTGGCTGAAACCGATCATCGCCTGCGCGACACGCTGGGCTTCACGCGCACCTGGCAGGACGATCATTTCAGCTACTGGGTTCTGACGAACCTCCCCTATCAGAAAGGAACACCATAATGCCAGTCGCAGTAGTAGCTCTTGCTGCCGGTTCATTTGCGGCCGGCGCAGCCGCGTTCGGCGCCGCCACCACGATTGCCGGCATGGTGGCCGCCGGCGCCACCATGGTCGGCAGCGCATTGACAGTCGTCGGCACCCTCACGGGCAACCAGAAGCTTTCCAAGATCGGCGCCATCGTCGGCATTGCGGGCGGTATTGGCACGGCATTGACGTCAAGCGCAGAAGGCGCGGCGGGCGCCGCGGCCAGCGGCGGTGCTGATGTTGGCACCGGTACCGCCGCCGATGCTGCAGGCAGCGCAGCAGCCGATGGCGCTGGGAGCGCCATTCAGACATCGCCTGTCTACCTGCCGGGCAGCGACAGCATCGGTTCAGTTGCCAATTCCTCGCTGGGGTCCGCCGTCGATGGTGCGGCCAGTACGGCCGGCGCCGGCGCCAGCGCTGGCGGCATGCTCGATTCGGTCACCGCCCCCGCCCAGAGCATGGGCGGCGCCAGCGCCAGCGATACGCTGCAGCAGGCGATCGCCAGCCCGACCAGCACATTCAATGCCGGCTCGACGGCTACCGGCCAAGGCGTCGGCAATGCGTTCGATGCCGCCAGCACGACCGCCGGCCAGGCGAACAACATCAACGCCTTCCAGGCGCCTGCATCCGGCGGCATGCTCGACTCGATCGAAGCCTACCCTGGCGCCATCAACGCGGCCGGTGCAGGTGGCAGCGCAGCCAGCGGCATCGGCGCCACCCTGGATTCCGTGCAGGCATGGGCCAAGGCCAATCCGGAGTTGGCCAAGGCGGCATTGTCCGGCGTCGGCGCGATGGCTTCCAACTTGGTGCCCAGCGCACGCGACAAGGCCATGATGGACGCCTACCGGGCGCAGACCGAAGCACAGAAGCGCCGCGCCCTGTGGGGTTCCGGCCGTATCTCGTAATCGAGGATGATCATGCAAGCAAATACCCCAGGCCCGGCACAGGGCAGCCAGAACCAGGTCGACGTCGATCCGATCATCGCCAAGGTGCAGCAGAGCATTCCGCCGCAGTTGAAGGACATCTATGACAAGGCCGTCCTGTCCGGCATGCGCATCATGTTCGATAGCCAGAGTCACCAGATGATGCTCGATGCGCTCGATCAGCCAGGCCCGCTGGCCACGCGCATCAGCAACGGCATCATCCAACTGATGTATCTGCTCTGGACCCAGTCGAACAAGACGCTGCCGCCGCAGATCATCGTGCCGGTCACGCTGACCCTGACGCTGAAAGCGTTTGACTTCCTGCAGAAGTCGGGCGAGCCGGATGCAACCAAACAGGTGCTTGGCGATGCCACGCAGCAGGCAGTCGAAGGCATCATGTCGCGCTTCGGCGTCAAGGGTATGCCGCAGGAAGGCGCGCCAGCTTCCGGCGATGACCAGGGCGCCACCGCGCAGCCGCCGCAGGCATCCGCACCGCAGGGCGCGGGCATGCTCGACTCGATCGGAGGCCAGTAAATGGGCATGGACTGGGCATATGCAATGTCGCAGGGTGTCGGCGCCGCTGCAAACACGGGTGCAGCCCTCATCGGCGACCAGATCAAGAACGACCAGACGGTCCAGATGCAGAAGCAGTTGGAGCAGCAGGCGGCCGACATCCGGGTCGATACGGCAACGCGCCTGGCCGCAGCCGACCAGATGATGAAGAATGCGGCCCTGCAGCGCTATTCGCAGATCGTCAAGCAGAAGGCCGACGAGCCGGTTCCGCAGGAAGGCGCACCCGTGCAGCAAACCGGGCTGACGCGCGATAGCGCCGACGAGGCCGGCCTGAAAATGGGCGGCTTTGCCGGCAGCATGGACAAGATCAACGGCATTCTGGCCACGGCGCAGGCCACGCTGAACAACCCGGGCGCGACGCCACAGCAGAAGGCCGATGCGCAGGCGCTGATTGCCCAGATCGGCAAGCAGGTCGATGCCCAGAAAGAAGTCAACGACGACGCCGTCGATGGCAAGACGCGCCCGCGCACGACGGAGGAAGCCGTTGATGCCGCCAACAACTACGCCCTGATGAACGATCCGGAAGCGTACGTCGCCGGCACGACCGCGTACAACAACGCCAATCGCGACGACATGGCACAGAAGCGCCTGGACCAGCAGGCGAAGCTGGCGCGCGAGGCCGGCGACCGTCAGGAACGCATGGCCAACATGCGCGAGGACGCGCGCTACCGCGACATCATGGCCAAGCTGGACGCCAGCCAGGGTGGCGCGGGCGCCAAGTCGCCGGCGAACGTCCAACTGATCGAGTACCTGATGGCGCACGGCATGAAGTTCGATGACGCGCGCGATGCCGCTCTGGGCAACGGTGAAGGCATGCGCGCAGATCCGAAGAAGTTGGCTGCCACGCTGGCCGCGTCCGGAACGATCCGGGTCACGAAGGACGATCCGCCCGGCACGACAGTCTTTTCCAAGGCGCTCGCCATGGTCACGGCCGATCCAATGCAGGCTAGTACGGCGCCATCGCCTGGCACTGGCGGCGCGTCCGCCCCGGCCGGCAAGTCGATGGGGAATGATCCGCTGGGCCTGCGCCCGTTCATCGGCAAGTAAAGGCGAGCATGGGAACGCAGAACGTCACCAACGACCAGGATCAGCTGGCGGCCGACATCGCCGGCGCCGGCATGCCGAACTTCATCGCGCAGTTCAAGCAGCAGTATCCGGATTACAAGGATGTGCCCGATGTGCAGTTGGCCGATGCGCTGCACCAGAAGTACTACAGCGATGTGCCGCGCGATGCGTTCATGACGATGACCGGGCTGGCCGATGCCGGCGGCGACATGTCGACGGGGATGTCGCGCGACGCCTACGCGAAGCGATTCCTGGCCGACAACCCGCGCGCCGGGCAGGCCGCACTCGACATGGCCCTGGCCCAGTACGACAAGTCCAATCACGGCGCCGTCGCGCCGGGGAACATCGACCTGAACGCGCGCCCGATGGTGCGCAACAAGGACGGCTCCGTCAGCACGGTGCGGTCCATCTCCGTCGGCACCGACGGCGGCGAAGCGCTGATCCCGACCGTCAGCGACGACGGCCGCATCATGAGCAATGCAGAGGCGCTGCGCCAGTTCCAGCAGACCGGCAAGCATCTGGGCATCTTCAAGACGCGCGAGGAAGCGGACGCCTATGCGCAGTTGCTGCACGACCAGCAGGCGGCGCAGTACGAAGACACGCCCGAGGCGATGTTCAACCGGCGCCTTAACGAGCGACTGCAGGGCAAGCGTAACGGTATCGTGCCGCAGTTGCCGGGGCGCCAGCAGCCGGACCAGTTGCAGGACGTGAGCACGCCAGCGCAGCCGTCGACGTTCGACATGGTGGCTGGCAATGCCATCGGCGGCGCACTGAATACGTCGATGGGTGCGCTGGCGGCCGGCGCGCGCCTGTTCGGCGCCGACGACTACGCGAACGAAATGGACGCCGGCCGCGCGCAGGTGCAGGCGCGGCAGAAGGAACTCGGTGGCGACAGGTTCGGCGGCAAGGTGGCCAACCTCATCGGCGGCATCGTCCCGGCGCTGGGCGCGCCAGAGGGCGTGCTGGAACAGGCGATCGCCAACACGGGCCTGTTCGCGCTGCCGGCATTCCAGGACACACTGAAGGCAAAGCTGGCCGCCGGCGAGTCGCGCGCCGCCGCGCTGACGCATGCGGCCGAGGCATTCGGCCTGAACCTCGTTGCGCCGACCGTCATGCAGAAGGGTGCGGGCGCGCTGCTCGGGCGTGCCGCAGAAGGTGCGACCGGCGTGCGCGCCGCTGCGACCGGGCTGGCGCAGGCAGGCGCCGAAGGCGTCGGTTTCTCGGCCGCGAACAGCGTGCTGGACAAGGGCACCGATGCGGCCTTCGGCTACCAGAACGACCGCCCATGGCTGGATCCGGAGGATATGGCCGTGCAGGCGGCCGGATTCGGCGGCATGCGCGCGGCGCACATGGTTGGTCACGCCGCCGCGACCGGCATGCTGGACCACGTCGACCAGCAGCAGCGCACGCAGGCGCTGATCGACCAGATTGGCAAGGCGCAGAATGTCGACGATGCCATCGCCGCGGCATCGGCCGCCGTGAGCCAGCCGGCCGGCGGCGATGTGGCCAGCATCCTGCAGGGTATCCGCCCGCTGGAAAATTCGGCGGACCTGCCGACGTCGCCATCAGCGCTAGCCGGCAGCGAGCCCGCGCAGATCGGCGCCCGCTACGTGCGCGTCGAGAATCCCGACGGCACGACTGGCTTCGCGCTGGCCAATGACGGTATCCCTGGCGTGCCGACGGGCGGCGAGCCGGCGCAGTTGGGTGCCAGGTATGAGCGCGTGACGAATGCGGACGGCACGACTGGATTTCGTTCGGCAGCGGACCGTGAGCAGGCGACGAACGCCTGGCGCCGCGCCAATGACCCGCGCATCCCGACCCTGACGGACAACGTCGACCACCTGCGCACGGACATCCCGACGCTGACGGACCAGTTGGCGCCGGCCGACGGCATTCCGGTCCTGCATGATGAAGTCCCGGGGCAAGCGCCGATCCCAACCCTGACGGACGAGTTCTCGCGCCCGACGGATGCAGATGGCAACTGGTACACGTTCCCCCACGAGACGGGCACGCTGGGCATTCCACGCGCCGAGATGCCGCAGATTAAGGCCGAGCACCGCGGTGCGCTCGTCAACTTCCTGAACGCGCGCGGCATCCCGCACGAGCATGTCGAGGTGCCGGCCGATAGCCTGAAGCCGACACAGGCCGAGTTCAGCATGGACAAGGTGCAGCAGGCGCACGAGCACGAGGGAGGCGACCGTTCCATCCTCGTGTCGAGCGATGGCCACGTACTGGACGGTCATCACCAGTGGCTGGCCGCCGTCGAAAAGGGCGATCCCGTGAAGGCGATCCGCCTGGATGCACCCATTGGCAAGCTGCTGGATACGGTGCGCGAGTTCCCCAGCGCGACGACTTCCGAAGGGGCGCCAGAACCGGAAGCGTCGACCGCGCCACAGAATCACCTGGATGCCGCGCGCGCCAAGCACGATCGCCAGGATGAAGCCGTGCGCCAGGCCGCCGAGAACATCGCGCGCCGCCAGGCCGAGAAGGCACAGCAGGAAGCGCCCGCACCGATGCCGGAAGTGAAGAAGGCCAGCGCCGCGCAGCGCATGCGCGAGCGCGTAAAAGCGGCCGACCCGTTCCTGCACTTCTTGGCAGACCACGGCGTGTCGATCGCCGACCGCGCCGACGTTGGGCTGGAAGGCGGCAAGAATGGCAATCGCATGGTGCAGGGCTTCGGGCCTGTGCTGCGCAAGTCCGGCAAACGCCTGGATGAGTTGGCGCTGCTGGCGCGCGATCGCGGGTTCCTGATCGACGCCGACATCGAGAGCAAGACCGACACGGGCGGTACACGCAAGCTGTCCGACATGATCCAGCGCGCGCTCGGGCGCCGTGAAGTCATCGCGCACCCGCACGCCGTCGAGCATGCGCAGCCGGATGCTGACCAGCGCCTGCGCGCCGAAGCCGCGCGACTGGGCATCGATACCGAAGGCAAGGACGCCGGCCAGCTGTACGATGCGGTAGCGGCCGCGCATCGCGGTGAGGAACTGCGCCGCGAGATCAACGGCACCGAAAGCATCACCGAGCAGGAACAGGTCGCGCGCCACGCCGACGAGTTCACGCCCGAGGAAGTAAAAGCCATCGGCGACCTGGACGCCGATATCCCACTGGACGGTGGCAAGCCGTCCGACCACCTGACCGACGAGGACATCGATGCAATCTTCGGAATCCAACCAGAAGGCGCGCGCGCAGGCGGCGGCGAAACTGAAGGCGCTGCCGCCGAACATGCGGGCGAAGGTGCTGCGCGAACTGCAGCAGCGGGCGAGGGAGCAGGCGAAAGCCTGACAGTGCCGAAGCGCGAGCCGGTCGTGATGGATGAGGAATCCTACCTTTCCCAGAACGGTGCCGGCCGTGGCCAGATCGGGGAGGCCGCGCTGCACCGCAGTTCGGAACGAAAGAGCGAGAAGACGCACCGACGCCAGGTCGAAGCGCAGGCGCAGAAGGATCGAGAAATCATTGTGCGCCGCGCCGAGCTGCGCGAGGAATACCGCGCCAAGGTCGCAGCCGGCGAGATCCGGCCACCATCGGCCAAGGAAGAAATCATCGCCAAGGCGAACGGCCATCCTGACAATGCCAGCGTTCAGGCTGCGCGCCGCATCGCCGAGAAACGCGGATGGAAGTGGCAGCAGGACGATGCCGTCGAATCCGACAAGGCCAAGCTGGAAACGAAGCGCCGCCAGAAGCCCGCGCCGCTGGCCGAGGGCGTGCCGCACTCGTTCCTGAAAAAGCTGAAGGTCGATCACGATGTCTACGTCGAGGACGAGAAGCGCTGGGAAACCGTCAAGGTGCCGGCTGTCGACGCGCTGCGCTCGCTGCGCGATGACATCTCGAACCTTGAGGCAATGCTGAAGTGTATGAAAGGCTGATCCAATGCTGAAAGTCAAATCCGATCAGCTGGCTGCCCTGACCGGCGAGCGCCGCCCGCGCGCCGCCGAACCTGCGCCCGCGCCAGTAGCGATGATGCCGGCCACGCAGCAGGTCGACGTCGACAAGCTGGCGCAGGCCGTGCTGGCGATCGCCGCGCAGCAGCGCGAGAACAACGAAATCGTACGCCAGGCGCTCGCCCGGCCGCGAGTCATGGAAGCCGACATCCAGCGCAACAAGGATGGTCGGGCCACAAAAATCATCATCACCGTAACGGAAAAGGAATAACGAATGGGCGCCCCCAGCAATTACATCGTGCTTGAGAAGGCCAAACTGAACATCTTGGCCCAGGCCTTGCTCAATGCCGGCAACACCTTCAAGCTGTCGCTGCATACGTCGGCGTTCACACCGAACGATGCCAGCAACGAAGTCTATGCCGACCTGGCAAACGAACTGGCCACCGGCAACGGCTACACGTCCGGCGGCATCACGCTGTCCGGCGTCTCGCTGACCCTGATCCCGGCGAAGACGATCAGCAGCATCACGTTCAGCGGACAGACTGCGACCGTGACCACATCCAGCGCGCACGGCCTAGCCAGCGGCATGATCATCCCGGTGACGGGCGCCACCGACGCGCTGTACAACGGCAGCTTCAAGATCACCGTCACCGGCTCTACCACGTTCACGTACACCATGACGGGCACCCCGGTAGCCAATGCATCCGGCTCGCTGGCTTACAGCGGCGTCGTGACGTTCTCGCACACGGCCGCAACGTGGACGGCATCGAGTGGCAGCATCCCGGCCTGGCGCTATGCCTACCTGCGCGCCGTAGGCACGTTCGGCGGCAAGGTCGATCCGCTCATCGCCCGATTCGTCGGCGACAGCACGCCCGCAGACGTTCCAGCGACCACGGCCGGTAACACGCTGACGGTCAACCCGCCCGCCGCCGGCATCGTCGCGTACGCCTGAACCATGCGCGCCTACATCTGGCGTATCTGGGTCGTGCTGGACATCCTGTGCAACGTCCTGCTGGGCGGCGACATCGAGACGATGTCGTCGAGCATGGGGCGTTCGCTCAAGGACCGGCGTCCATGTGCCGTGTGCTCGACGGTCTGCTGGCTGCTGTCCAGGTTCTGGCCTGACCATTGCATCAACAACATCATGGAACCATTGAACAAAAAATGATTCTTGCCGAAGAACTGAAGATCGATCCTGAGAGCCGCGGCTATGCCGCGCACCTGCCCGATGATCCGCAGCGCGTCGTCGACCTGATGATGGAACCCGCCTTTACGAAGATGTGGCCGATCACCGCCGGCCAGGCGCTGACGTGGGCAGCTGCCGGCCCCCTGGCGACGATCACCGACACATCGAACAATGCAAACAGTCCGATCCGCGCTTCCTGCCTGGCCTTTCTGCTTGCCATGAACGCCGGTCGTGATGTCGACATGGGCGATGCAAAGGTGAAGGCGCAATTCGACATCTGGCTCCAGAACGGATTGATCGACCAGCAGCATTACAACAACATCATCGCCCTGGCTACCGGCCCCGCGTCGCGCGTGGACATCCTCGGCATTCCCGTGCCAACGGCGCGTGACATCCTCGATGCATTGGAAGCTTGATCATGGCAGGAAATTTACTTCTCAAAGAACAGCCGATCGTCACCTTGACGACGACGGGCGCATCGCTTACGACGGGTTCCGCAGGCGTGGCGGCAACACAGCTTGATTGCCGCGCCAGCGGAAACGCAGCCGATATGTTCACGGCGCTGTTCTCGCTCGCTGCGCAATGGGCGACGGTAACCGGTATTACTGCGGGCACGACGATTGCCGACATTTATCTGGTTCCAGCAATCGACGGCAGCAACTTCCCCGACATCGATACGACGGCCGGCGCATCGTATATCCCCTATCCGCATCGCGCCGGCTCCTTTGTGGCGCCCAAGACACCGGCCACCAACACGAACATGCTGTTCCAGTCGGCGCCGGTCGACCTGCTGCCCGTCTTGTACAACGTGTACCTCATCAATCGGTCTGGCCAAACGATATCGGCTAACTGGACCATCAAGGCTGTCGCCGTCGCGGCGCAGTACACGTAATGGTGGCGCTCGTCGGGCGCCGCGTCCGTACATCCCAGCCGCTACCCTGGCAGGCTCAATTAATCGATTGGGCCAATCCGATCACGCGCGACATGGTCTTGTGCCTGTCGCATGCAGATCAGGCATATGGGTATGCCGTGAACTCGTCAGGCACGGCAATAACGTCTGCCGCGTACACGAATGGATCGCAGTCGAACACGCCGATCGGTACGGGGGTGCGTGCCGCATCCAACATGGCGTATTCGGCGCCAAGCGGCCTGACTGGAACGAACTATAGTCTTTTCGCAGTCGGTACAGCTACGAGTGCGGTCGTCACCCAGTCCGCGCTCGACATGGACAACGGTTCGGCGCGCTACTACCAGTTCCGGCTCGCCAACGGCAAAGTCGATTTCATTCCGTTCAACTCAAGCGCGGCTGTTACCGGCCAGGCCACATCGCCGGTTGCGCTGACGCTGACGGAAATGACGAACGGGTTCACGATGGGGGCGACGGCCTCCCCGACCCGAACGGCTGTATTCCAGAACGGGAAGATTACAACAGCGACACCTAGCGGGCTGATAGCTGTTGGCAATTCGTTCCCTGTTGCGGTCGGTGCGCGTCAAACCGCTTCGCAATCATGGGGAACGGGCGCCCTGATGCTCGTGGCCATGTGGAATCGAACGCTGGCGGATGCGGAAATGCAATCGCTGGCCGACAACCCGTGGCAACTGTTCAAGCCGGCCATGCGGCGCCTGTACATGGCGCCAGCGCCGGCCGGTACAGGCGCCAGCTTGTTGCCAGACCCATATTCTTCAAGCATCGCGACTGGGGCGCCGCAGGTTTCGAGCACGGCGAACCAGTGGCTTACGCCAAACGGCGGCGCCATGATCGGCGCGCCAGGTGCCGCAACGCTGTCACAGACCTTTAACCAGTGGGTCACGGCGCCCGGTACGAATGGCACATTCACCTCGGACGCCCCGGGCCTGGCACAAACAGCCAGCCAGTGGCTGACGCCAGGTGCCGCGTCGGTTTCGCAGTCCGCCTTCCCGGTGTCGATAACGCAATCCATCGTCACCAGCATCAATCCTGGCAATGGCGTTCTGGCCGGCGCTGCTGGCGCGCCTGGCGTCGTGCAGACGGCGAACCAGATCATTACGGCCAACGGCGGCAGCATGGTGCTGGCATCATCAGCTCCGATTCTGACGCAGACGACCACGCAGGCGCTGACGCCGGACAGCGCGACCGGCACACTGTCCGGATATGCGCCATCTGTCGTGCAGGCGCCGATGGCGCCGGATTCGCGCTATGCCAGGCCGCTATCCGATGTTTCGGACGGCACATGGACGCCGTCGGCCGGCACGTCGCTGGCTGACATGATCAACGAGCAGGCGGCTGACGACAGCACGTATATCAGCACGTCGAGCGCATCGATCTGCCGCATGAAGCTGGGGCCCGTGGTGAACCCTGGCACGACCAGCGGCCAGGTGATGCGCTACCGCGCCGGTTCCAGCACGGGCAACGGGCTGAAGGTGCGGCTGACGCAGGGTGCCGTGCTGATCGCCGAATGGATGCATGCCCAGTTGCCAACCCAGCAGACGACATTCGCGCAATCGCTGACAGCGCTTCAGTGCGCGGCGATCACGGACTACACGAATCTGTTCCTTGAGTTCGAGGCATTCTAATGGACGTCTCGATCAGCTGGGCGACCCTCGACGTCGAGTCGCCGGACGTCGTTGTCAGCTGGGCGGAATTCGATACGCGGGCCGTCGTCGTCGATGTCGCCGTTTCGTGGGCACAGTTCGACGTGGCCGTACCGGTGGCGCCGATCCAGAAGCCGAAGCCGCCACCGGTATATGCGCCAGGCGTCAGCCTGTCCAGTTATTATGACGATGCAAATAAGCAATACAATATCCCGATCGACGTCGACCCGGACGACGAAGACGACATCATTGCAACCATCCTGATCCAACTCGCCCACCATGTCCTTTGATCATTGCCTATCCCTGCTGCACATGCAGGAAAAAATTCCCGTCGATGACATCCGCGAGGCGGCCGACCAGTACCGCGCCGAAGGCATGGATCCGGCGGCCGCCATGCAGCGCGCAGTCGAGGAACATCTGGACCAGGCGCGGCGCGACCAGGCAAAACTGGTCGAGCACGTGCGCCAGCAGTTCGTCCAGGCCGGCGGCAAGCTGTCCGACGTAGCGCCCGATGCCGTGGGCGAGCGCAAGGATGACCCCTACACGCGCGATATGTTCGGCGGCCAGGATCTGTTCGACGATATGCCGGTACGCGCAGGCACGGTTGAGGCGCAGAAGGAAGTCGGGCGCGCGGCCGTGTCCGCACTGGCGCGCCGCCTCGGCATTGATCGCATCGACCGCCGCAATCCGGACCAGGGCAGCCAGGTATCCGTACTGGGCTCGCGCCTGCTAGCCGACTTCGTTGCCGGTAAGCCGGCGCAGCTGGTCGGCCAGAAAGTCGCCACCGCGCACGACCTGGCCGTGCTGGCGCAGGTCTACCGCGATCCGCGCTTCGAGACGTTCCGCGTGTTCTACATGCGCGATACCAAGATCGTCGGCGAGGCTGGCTATACCTCGCGCCTACCTGCTGCCGTACACATGCCGCGCGACCTGTACGAGCAGGTGCGCGCCGACAAGAAGCGCTTCGGCGCCACCGGCTATTACCTGCTGCACAATCACCCGTCAGGCCGTTCCGAACCGTCACCGGCAGACGAGCAGATGACGCGCGCCATCGATGCGCAAGTCGGCGGATTCCTTGGGCACGTCGTTGTCGACCATAACGAATATGCCGTGATCCAGAACTGGGGCAGCGAGGTCCACAAGGCGCCGCAACTGAACAACAAGGATTTCAGCGCCATCCCGGAAATCGAACACGGCCTGCTGGGCACGCGCCTGACCAGTCCAGAAGCCGTAGCGCGCGCGGCGAAGGCGCTGCAGGTGAAGGATGGCTTTGCCACCCTGATCATGACGAATGCGAAGGGCGAGACGAACCTGATCGTCGACGTGCCGATGGGCGCGTTCGATCTTGCCAAGGGCAAGGATGGCCGCACGCGCACGAAAGCGCTGATCCGCCGCATGGCGCGCGAGTCCGGCAGCGGTGGCCATCGTTTCCTGGTTCTTCCTGACGACAGAAATACACAGGCGATGTCGCCGTTCCTGCACCTGGTAGCCGATGGTATCGTGACCGACATCGCCATGCCGAACGGCACGAGCGCGCAGGGTATGGGCGCATATTTCGGCGGCGACTTCATGGGGCGCATGAAGCCGCGGTCGATGCGCGTGGCCGAGGATGGCCATGACGAGTACAAGAATGATCCGGAAAGCCAGGCATCGCATGACCTTGGAATTCATTCGAAGCTGCTGGACCATATGGAAGCGATCGCCGACGAGCGCGGCATGGTAAAAGCAAACGATCTGGCTGACTGGGTGCGCGAGCAGGATGCGCCCGGCGCCGCGCCGCTGGCGCACTGGCTCGACGTCATGGGTGACGCCGACGTCGCGCAGTCGTCCGTCGTAAAGTACCTGGAGCACGCCGGACAGGATCTGTTCTCGCGCTTCGACCCGTCGCGCCGCAGCCTGCTGGCTGCCGCCGCAGCCGCTGCGCTAGCGCCGCGCGAGGCCGGCTCTGGCGTCGAACTGGGCCGCGCCAAGGCCATCGATGCCGCCGTGCTGGGCGAGGCCGTGGCGCCGCGCGTCGACAAGATCCTGCGCGATGGCCGCGCCAGTGGAGAAACGGGCGACAACGGCTTGCCGCTGCTGCGCCGCGCGCTGCAGGAAATCAGCCTGACCGGCCCGCGCGAAGTGCGCGACCTGGCGATGCAGACGGAGCGCCTGCTGCCAATGGATGGCGAGATGCGCCTGACCATCGACGACATGACCAACGCCCCATCAAACGGCACCGTCGAACTGGGCGACGTGCCGCACATGCGCCTGTTCACGGCCGATGGGCGCACGGGTCTGACGTATGAAACGGTGCTGCACGAGGCCATGCACGTCGCCGTGGCCGCGCGCTATCACTCGCTGGCGCGTGCCGCCGAGGAAGGGCGCGAGGCGCTGGGGCTGTCGGCGCCGGCCGCCGCGCGCGCGATCGCGCAACTGCACGACGTGTGGAACGAGTTCCGCGAGGCTGCCGGCGGCAAACTGGTCAATGCCGATCTGGACATGTCCGTGTCCGAGGCGCGCCGCAGCGTCGACGAATTCTTCGTGCGCACGCTGACCGATCCCGTGCTGCAGCAGTACATGGCCGCCAAGCGCTACGAGGGACGTACGCTGTGGCAGCGCTTCAGGGACTGGATCAAGACGAACCTGTTCGGCATGGAAAAGGGCGGCGTGGCGCCATCCTGGCTCGACGCCGCGCTGGCCACATCGCACGATGTCGTCGATGCCATGCATGGCGATCCTGCGCGCTTGGAGGGCATAGGCGACGGGCGCATGGACAGCCAGCGAGCCGAGCCCGAGCAGGAAGCCGTCGAAGGCCAGCAGGAAGCTGAGGCCCGCAAGGGCGCGCTGGCCCGGCTGATCCATACGCCGAAATCGATGCTGCAGTCGGCCGCGTTCCACCTGCGCATGCTGGCCGTGCCGATGGATGCCGGCGACGTCAAGGCGATGGCAATGGCCAAGGACTTCGCCAACCAGAACCGGCGCGCGTCCGCACAGTGGAAGGCATTTGACAAGGTGCTACGCACGCACTATACCGACGAGCAACTGGAAAAGATGTGGGTTGCAGCCGACCAGGAAAACGATCTGCGCCGTGAAGGCCGCACGTCCGACGCGCTGGGCCTGGCATCGCTGACGGCCGGCGAGCGCAAGACGGTCGAGCTGCTGCACGCCTATGGGCAAGAACTATGGCGGAAGGCGCAGGCGGCCGGCATGGTCGAGGGCGACGGCGTCGCGTTCTGGACACCGCGCGTGGCCGCACGCATCGCCGAGGACGGCAGCGCCGAGTCGATCCGGTCAGCGTTCGGCGAGTTCTCGAAAGACGCGAAAAACCTCAAGACGAGCGCGTCGAGCCTGAAGAAGCGTCAGCACAAGACGACATCCGAATCCGAGGCGGCGCTGAAGACGAAGCTGGGCGAGGATGCGGCCTACGTGAAGAACATCCGCGTGATGCCACTGGCCATGGCGCAACTGGAACGCGCGATCGCCGGCCGCACGCTGGTGAACCAGATCAAGGCGCACGGCAAGCTGGCGGGCGAAGACCTCGTCAGCACGGAGGCCGGCCCCGCGTTCGTGACGTTCGACCACCCGGCACTGAAACAGTGGCGCCCGCGCATGGACTGGCAGCCGGCCGACATGGGCCTGATCGCCTCGCGCGGCTACGACGTGCGCGCCGATGGCGTCTACCGTGACGGTGAGCGCCTGGCCAGCTACCGCATCAAGGACGGCGCCGTGCAGAAGTTACAGCCGCTGGAAGACGGCAATGGCAAGCCGATCATGGAATCGTCGCCGCTGTACATCCGCAAGGATTTCGCCGGGCCGCTCAAGGCCGTGTTCACTGGCGAGCAGAATGCGATCTACCGCGGCCTGATGAACCTGAAGGGCGCCGTGACCAGCGTCATCATGCTGTCACCGCTGACCCACAACCTCGTCATCTGGGGCAAGGCCATGCCAACGATGATTTCGACCATGGGATGGAAGAACAATCTGTCGAACCTGGCGACGGCCGGCCTGCGCGGCTACTTCGTCGGGCATCAGGCGCGCCAGGACCATGCGCTGATGAACGAGCTTGTCGAGGCTGGCCTGGTGCCCGTGTCCGGCCGTGGCATGACGGAGGATGCCGCCGCGATCGCCAACGGCATCGAGCCGGGCCGGTCGCTGACGGCGAAGGCGATCGGCGCCGTGTTCGACGTGGCCAGCCCGAAAGCGGGCGACGCCGCGCGCCGCGCCGTGGACGCGGCCGGCGAAATCTGGCACGAGAAACTGCTGTGGGACCGCGTGGCCGATTTGCAGGCCGGCATGGCGGTCATGATGCGCACGTCGCTGATGGACAAGGGTGTCGACCAGTACACGGCCAACCGCATCGCCACTCACTTCGCCAACCGCTACGCCGGCATGATCCCTCACGAGGCCATGAGCGAAGGCGCACACATGCTGCTGAACCTGTCCCTGTTCTCGAAGTCGTTCACGATGACGAACCTGGGCGCGTACAAGGACGTGCTGGCCGGGCTGCCGAAGGACGTGCGCGCGCAGATCCAGACGCGCGCGTTCGAGATGCAGCGCGCGCTCGGCAGGACCGAGGATGAAGCCAACCAGGCCGCCGGCCGCGCGCTGTCGGAGGCACAGAAGATCGCGCGCAAGAAGGCGCTGGCCGTGCTGGTGCTGGACATCGGCGCCATGACGACGGCGGCATCGCTGGCACAGGCGCTGTGGCAGGGCCAGGGCGGGCAGCAGATCGCCGACGACCTGAAGGAGCGCCTGGCGAAGCTGGGCCTGCATTTCAAAGACGATCCGCTGGCTGTGCTGCTGCACCCGCTCGACTCGCTCGGCAGCCTGTCGCAGACGGCTGACAATCCACACGGGAAAGAGGACCGCGTGCGCGTGGGCGAGGACGAGCAGGGCAACAGCTACTACATGCGCCTGCCGGTCGGAAAGGTGGGAGAGGAAATCAAGCAGTACGGGAACCTCGTCACCGGCATGCACTTGGCACATAACAAGATGTCGACGTTCGTACGCCCGTTTGCAGATCTGTTCGGAGGCAACGAGGATTTCACCGGGAAGCGCATCATTAAGGCCGACGACAATGCCGTCGTGCAGATCGCGAAGTTTGCCGCCTACTGGGTGAAGTCGCAGATGCCGCTGGAGGAAATGAAATCCGCCGCACACCTGGCGCGCGGCACAGCCGACCATATGGACAAGCTGAAGTTGCTGGGCATGGCGACGGGCCTGTCCGTCAGCAAGCTGGCCGGCGGCGACGAGGTGGCCGAGATTCGCTACCAGAATCGCGAGCAGCAGGCGCGCCTGCGCGATGTGCTGCCGGACGCGCGCGAGGCCGTGCGCCGCGGCGAGATAGACAAGGCCCAGCAGATTCTGGAGGATGCTGGCCAGACGCCGAAGGAGGCGATGCGCATCCTAAACCAGATCGATAGCCCTGATCGCATCAGCCCATCGCAGCGCCGCAAGTTCGAGCAGCACGCAACCGACGAGGAACGCGAGCGCGTTGAGCGCATGCGCGCCCGAGCGGACCAGTAAAAAGAAAACGCCCCAGTGAGGTCTAGTCACAGGGGCGTTCCCACAGCAAGTTATGTGTACGCCTACTTGCGCGCTTACAGGCTCCAGAACATTGGTCTGGCCTACACCTACGGATTGAACGTACAGAGCCCGTACGCCCTGCTTTCTCTCCCCAATGTTGCCACATCAGGAGTGCCGATCTTTGCACCATAGGCCAGCATCAGGCCATGCATATATTTTGTGGTGGCCGGCGCTGATCTCCGGCATTTGCAGAACCTCGACAGGACGGGAAAGGAAGCAAGCACCCTGTCGACGCCTGCGCATCAGCCTGCGCATTCACCACACGACTACTTACTGACTCCGCGTCCTACTTTATTCAGACTATGCCTGGACCAGAGAGGCACCGCTCTGCCAATAAGTATGCGTGTGGTTCCTGGCTGTTTTGCAATCCCCGCCCGCCAGGACTCGGGGCACCACGCGCATCTAGTCTGCCGCGCCTTCGTTCTTTCTGTCAAGCATTTCGCGGATCACGCGCTGTGCTGGCTCTTTCCATATCACGCCATTTTCTGCGCCGTAGGCGAACAGGTATTCGATGAAGTTGTTCGCCTGGTCGCGCGAGAATCGTCGTGTTTGCGCGCCCAGCGCCACGATCTCGTTGTCCAGTCCCTCGACCAGTTCGACTTGGTCCGGGAACGGATCGGGCCGTCCGCTTCCTTCCGCATCCATCTGCATCACGTTCACAAACGCCTCTACCAGCAGCCTTTTCCAGCTTTGCTCGTTGTACTTCCGGCCATTGAATTCGCACTGTTGCGCAATGTCACGGATCATTGGATGGTAACGATTCTCCATCGCTCGCGACTTGCCTGCGGCCTCCACGATGATCGTCGTTCCCACCGCGTTTGTGCTGATGATGTCCACCATCAAGTGAGCCAGGCCACGGCGGGAACTATTCGAGATAATGAATTCGCGACGCTTCATCATTTCGCATCTCCCCGCCGGCTGGCTGCAATTGCTGCGCGCTGACCATCTGCCTCCTGGGCGGCTGCTCTGTCGTCCGGAACCTCCGCGCCGAACTTGCTTCCAACGAACGCGCGCATGGCAGCGATCAAATGCGTCGGACCTGGTGCGCGATAACGGTTCAGGTCAACGCCCATGTCGGATGTGTAGTGCGAAAGGTTGTCGCCTGAGCCAAAGTAGGCAGTGAAGGTGCCGTGTTCGCGGTCGATGATCGGCCCGCCGTTCTGCCATACCGTGGATGGCGAGTAGTGCTCGGCATCGTACTTGCGACGTAGACGCATGGTGTCCACGATATTGCCGCTGTGGATGAATATACAGACGACCTTCTCGCCGTCGATGTCTGCCACGCCAACGATGTGGTCGCCGCGATCCTCAAACGTCAGGCCGTTGCATCGCGGGTCGGATTTCGCCACCCACAGGTCAAGCAGTGCGCCGGTCAGCTCAGCGGTCTTCATTCTGACCTCCTGCGCCCACAGCGGCTGCTCTGTTGTTCAGAACGGCATCGATCCTGTCGCGATGCTTGGCGGCGTGCTCGCGGCAATCCTCGCAATCGTGCGATGCGCAGGCGGCCACCGTGTCCAGCATGCCACGCGCGCCGCGCAGCAGGGTCAGGTCAATAGCCTCGCGGGCAATGCTGGAATGAGTGTTGACGCGCAGTTCGTCGTCCTTGGCGTCGATGCGCTTTTGCAGGTCAACCAGCGCGGCCAGGGGCGTCGTGTTCCCGTAACCGTGCGACATCATCCAGGCGCGCAGCAGTTCGTTCTGCGTGGCCTGCGTATCGGCGCAACGAACAGCCGCGTCCGCAGCGGGTGTTCTGTCCGCAATTTCGGTGCTGGCAAACGCCTCACGAACTGCCGAAAGGTGTTCACTGATCCACGCGGGATCCTTGCCATGTGCGTGCGCCACGTCGGCCAGGTTCTCCAGCGCGTGGTTGGCCTCCCGCTTCTTCTCGGCCAGCAGACCGCCTGCGTTGGCAGCGTCAGCTTTCCCCGTCGCGTCGGAAGGCGAGACAGCGGCTTCTGTCGGTGCATTCAGGCTCATGCAGCGATTCCATGCCGCCTCAGCGCAGGCGATCAGGCGCGAGTCGTTGCCGCAGTACAGTTCGATGAATTGGTTCAGGCCAGCACGGTCTAAGTGTTGTGGCGCTGCGTCCTGATGTGCATGCGCCGCCCACGACTCCATCATTTCAGACTCTTTCGACCAGCGCTGCGGGCCGAGCACGTCGTCAGCATGCGCCGCCTCAGGTGCGGCCTCCAGCGCGTCGATCTTGGGTAGGCAGCGTTCCATCCATTCGATGGACTGCGGGCTTACAGATAGGGCCTCGTCCGCGTGCTTCACGAAGATATCGGCGGCATCGCGCAGCATCTGCACCAGTTCGGCCGGCGCATGGCACACAGGCGCGGAAGCGGGGCTTTGCACCGGCGCATACCAAATACCATCGTGCAGGATGGCGAGGCTCGGCAGCGCCCTTTCCTCGGCCGCCACCACTGGCGCGGGCGCTTGGTCGATAGCGGGCGATACCTGTCCGATAGGGTGGGTGGCACGGGATGCTTGCCATGCGGCCCAAAGTTTTGGAATGGGCTGCATGAAGTATTTCCCTTCAGCGTCTTTGCCGAGATTTTCAGCGCAGCGCCAAGCTGATATGCTCGGGTTACTTTCGCGATACCACGCCTCAAACAGCGCCCGCTCATCCGCTGCCGGTGCATCTGGTGCAGCCCGGCGAGCGAGGGCGATCAGGGCGAGAACGGTTTCCGGGTTGGCTGCAGCGATGAATTCGCCATTGATGAGGCACTGGTGAGCCAGTGCGCGCCAGCGCGGGCCGCCCACTTTGGGCTTGCGCTCAGTGATCGGGCGGGACTGGCGGACGGTGATCCGCATGTCGTACTCGTCGACTTGACCGACGTGGCAGAACGGCGCGTGATCCTCGCCTACCTCGTCATCCTCAAGCGCCCACGGGCCGGGCGTTGCCGCGCGCGCCAGTGCTTCCAGAGTGTCCAGGTCGATGCCTGCCGGTGCGTGATTGGTGGTGTTGGTCATGCTGCATCCTCAAATAGTCCGGTTTGTTCTTGTTTAGGGGCGGGTTCTGGCGCGAACAGTTGGCCCTGCGCCACGGCTTGCTCGATGCGGCGGCATGCGATCTCGAAGTAACGCGGGTCGCGCTCAATGCCGATGAACTTGCGGCCTAGCTGGATTGCTGCGACGCCGGTTGTGCCGCTGCCCATAAATGGATCGAGCACCATATCGGCCTTGGGGCATAAGTCAATCGCCCACTTCATGACTTCCAGCGGCTTCTGCGTCGGGTGATAGCGTTCTTCGTTGCCCTGGCGGATCATCCCGTTCCAGCGCCATTGGATGCGCCGCACGGCTTTCGGCCAGTTCGTCCACGCCAGTTCACAGTCGGCGAAATCGCCCGAGTTCAGCTTGTCCCACACCAGCCAGCACGATGTCGGCGGCAGAATGAAGTAGTTCCCGCCGAAGAACGCCTGCCAGTCGCTCATGGAGCGCAGGCTTTCGACCAACTCGGGCGCGGGCGGCTTCTTGTCCCAATCGAATTCACCATAGTCACGCACCTTCGCCGCACGCTCTCGGCTAGCTACTTTCTTGCTGTTCTCGTTGATGCCATACGGCGGATCGGTAATCACTGCGTCGACCTTGCCAACCAACGGCAAAATCTCGACGCAATCGCCCAGGTACAGCGTGGCATCGCCAATAATCACTTTGTTACGCATTCGCTTCGCTCCCACGTTGGCCGTTCTCAGTGCTGGCGGCCAGAGCTACGGCCGATTCGCTTTTATATGGGATCTGCTGGCCATCCAGCTTTTGACCGCCGGCGTCGATCACATCAAGCAGTACAGGAATCGCTTCACCCTTCTGCAGTTCCAGCACGACGCGTGCCAGTTCCTGCATGTGCTGCAGGGCGTGGTAGGCCAGCATCGAATACGTATCCTCGGCCGACAAGCCGGCACCGCGCGCGGTCATCAGCGCCTGGCGCACGATCGGGATCAAGCGCTGCCCGCGCTCGATCGAGGCGCGCATCTCGGCCGGCGTTTTCGCCTCGTCGAGATGGGCAAACATTTCAGCTCTCATCCAGGTCATTTCTATCTCCAATCAAATCCATCTGGCGGGGATCCACCGCCGCCGGTACGTAGATGACGACGTCGCCAAACTGGTCGACTGCGTCGCAGTCACGCAGGCCGCGCCGGGTTGCTTCCTCGCTGGCTACCTGGCACACGGCTGCGCGCTGGCGTTCGAATATGCAGCCCTTACAGTTCAGTCCGCGCTCGTCCGGATCATCGATCAGTTGGCGCGGCTGCTGTTGGAACTGAATTCTGCGTGGGTCCATCATTTCATCTCGGCGCCCGACGGCACCGGCCCCAGTGGTGCGAACCAGGACGACGTGCCCGCAGCGCGCGCCGCCTCAATGGTCTGGTACGTCAGTTCGCGCGAGCGGCCTGGCATCGCGCTGCCTTCGATCGGTCCGCGCCTGTTGGGCGCATACCCTTCCTGTATGCGTCGCTCTCGATATTTCTCCTGGTGCTCGGCATTGGACAGGCCACGCGGGCGCGGCGGCGAGACGCCGGCGCCTTTTACCCAGACCGGCACGCAACCAGGATGAGGCGTCCAGCCGGCGATGTGCGCGCGCTGACTCATCTCTAGCCTGGCAAGATGGTCGCGCACGCGCGGCAGCGACATCTTCGTGATGCGCGCGATGTGCTCGGGCGTCCAGCTTCGTCGGCGAATCGCTTCCTGCAGGTCGATCCTTCCCAGATCCTGCAACGCCTGAAACACTTCTTCAATTCTACTTTTTCCCATTTCCCAACCCCTCAAGCGCTGAAAGCCACGTCACCGGATTGACGCGCGTTGCCTTCGCTGTTTCATCTGCCAGTGCCAGAGCCACCTTGCCCGCATACCTGTCGTCATACCTGACACCCCTCTTGGCATTCTTGATTGCCCGGCTGATACGCTTCCTGTGCGCGCGGCTGTATTCCCTCGATGGCTGGCGTTCAGGTTCCTCGGCATGCACGCCGGGGCCGACAATCCAGACGGCAGCGGGCCGGCCTGTAGTCTGGTTCCAGTGTGCGATATGAGCCTTGCCTTCCTCGTGCAAAATTCGCAGATAGCGGCATACCGATGCGCTTCCCATACCGGTTTTTTTCATCAGGTCGGCCTTCGTGCCGCTGGCGCCGCGCCGCCCTTTTGGCAAATCAAGAACGTCTGCGCCCGGGAGCGCCCTCAGAATTTCATCTTTCCTGCTTGGCGGCGGCATTATTGTCCAACCCCCAGCGCAGCAGCCCATGCCCGGCCTTTGCGCCGCGCGTAGTTCCTACGGTGCGTATGGCGGCTGTATTCCGCCAGCTTTTTCTTGCTGGGTTTGGGGGCATGCCGGCCAGGCCCGGCAACCCAAACCGGCCGGAACGATGCGCCTGTCACGGTCGGCGGATCATAGTGGCCGATACGCGCGCGCCCGGCTTCGTGCAGGCGCTTCAGCACGGCAGCAATACTGTTGAGAGTCATGCCCGTTTTTTCCGACAGCACCTTCTGGCGAGCGGGCAGAAGTTCCTCGACCATGTCCATGCTCTGCAACTGCACCCGTACGCCCGGGTTTGCGCGACGCCACTTCTCGTAACAGTTGATGCACATGCCTCGCCCACGGACGGGCCGACTGCACCCGTCCACTTTGCACAGGCGAGGCGCCACCGCAGCGGCGCCGGCCATCACTTCAGGCTCTCCGCGATGATGCTTTCCAGGTGATCCGGGTCCAGATCCAGCAGCCAGGTCGCGATCGTCGCGCGCGTCTCGCCGAAGTGGTCGACCAGCACGGCGATAATCTCGTCGTCGCTCGGCGCCAACGCTTCCGGCATCGGCAGGCCAGAAGCGGCCGGCTCGGCGCTGTCGACGATGACGCGCACGCTGTCGATGTGCGGGATGCCTTCGGTCTGCGCCTGGTACGACAGCGCAGCGATCTGTTCATCCGTGATGGGATGGAAGCCGGGCTCGCGCATATCTGCGGTACGCTCGGACGTGATGCGCATGTCTTCGGCCAGCGCTTCCTCGTGCGCCAGCGGCAGTTCCAGCGCCAGCGCTGCCTGGTACTTCGACGTCAGGCTGGTGATCGCCATGTCCTTCGCCATCTGCGCCATGCTGGCCATGCCACCGAACCAATTCAAGTCAAGTTCCAGAGCCTTCGCGAATTCCAGATTGTCCAGCAGCGCGCGCGCATCGCCTTCTCGCATGCCGATCTGCTGGATGCGCTGCAGTTCCTGCATGATGCGCTGATTCTTTTCCTGCTCGGCCTGCATCTGCCGCATGCGCTCGGCCTGCTCGGCGGCTGCGGCCTCGGCCTGGCGCTGCTGTTCGGCGGCGACGCGGTCGCGCTCGGCCTGCTCGGCGCGCAGGCGCTCCAGCTCGGCGCGCTCGGCGGCCACCTGGCGGTTGTATGCTTCGCGCTCCAGCGCCTGCTGGTGCAGTGCGCGCAGCTCATCGACGGCCGTGTTCAGCGCGTTGACGGCGTCGTCCAGGTGCTCGTCGTACATGGCCGGGTCAAGGCGCTTCGTGGCCAGTTCTTCGACCTTTGCCGACAGCGTCGCGGAATCGGCGCTAGCCAGTTGCGCCGACAGGTTGCGGATGTGCGCGATGCGGCTTTCGATGGCCTCGATGCGGGCGCGCTCGGCGGCGATCTTGCGCTGTTTCTCTTCCTCGATGCGCGCTTCCTCGTCCTCGATCAGCTTCGTGTATTTTTCCTCGAACGGTACCACCTCGGCGGTCAGTTCCTTGGCCACCGCGTCGATCTTGCGGCCGGCTTCCAGGATCGGCTCTTTCGCTTCCTTGCGGGCCGTCTCCAGGCCAGTGCGGATCTCGCGGAACGACTTCGCAATGCCCTTGACTTCCTTCATGCCGTCCTTCGTCGTGATGTCGAATTCGGCTTTGTTGGCGGCGCGCTTGGCCGCGGCGAACCGCTTCTTGAACGGCTCGAACGCGACGGCTGCATACTGCGTCGGGTTGAACGTCGCCATCGGATTTTCTGCGCCGACTTCGGTAATGGCGCCGTCGATGATGTTGTCGCCGGCGGCGTTGTTCGTGGTCGTATTCATGTTGTTGTTCCCCTCAGTTCGTGGTTTGAATGTCATTCAGTGCTACGTTCACTTCGGCCAGGAAGCGCTTCACTTCCTGCTCGCAATGCTTGATGTCCGACTTGCTCGGGCGGATCTGCTGGATATGCAGGTCGTGCGGCGCCGGGAAGGCGGGATCGAAGGATAGAAAATCGACCCATTCCCATTCGAATATCCAGCACTCGCCGACCGTCTGCCAGTGGTGAATCTCTGGCATACCGAGCGCCAGCGTGCGCGCATGGATGCCTGAGTTGTAGGGCGACTTGATCTCGATGCCGCCCGGCTGGCCGATCACGATGCCGTCGCCAGACGCGCCGACCCATTTAATTCGGCTGTGCACGGCGAACCCGACCTGGCGCACGAGGTTTCCGGTGCGCTGCTGGTACAGTTGGCGCGCCAGGTCCTCGGCCTCATGCCCCCAGTCCTTGGCGATTCCGCCCGAGTCGCGCAACGCGCCGCCAGCCAGGCGCTCGGCCACCAGTTCCCACATATACCCTTCACGCGCGCCCTTGCCGGCCATGATGTCGGCGAACCGGCTGGATGTGGCGTGGCCGGCGCGCGCGGCGTGCCACTCGGGCGTACCTTGGACGCAGTCGATGAATCGCGGCATTATTTGCTCGCCTGCTGTGCCTGCGTTGCGCTTGCGCGCTCGGTCAGGTCATCCATCATCGGCGTCAGTTGGGCACGCTCCAGTTCTGTGCGGCCACGCCAGAACACGCCGAACGAGCCATGTCCCTTGTCGGCAGCGGCGCGCGCGGCTTCGATCAGTTCTTCGCTGGCCGGCGGCACTTCTTTCCCCTTGCTGGCGGCGACATACTGCGGCTTCGGTCGGCGGATGTCCTGTGCCATGCTGCGCAGTTCCGCGCGCTCGCCCGGCGTCGGGCCGCCCGCGCCGGCGCCGTCGTCATCCTCGCCGTCCTGCGTGGCCATGCCGGTGATGGCCAGCAGCGTATAGCGCTCCAGGTATTTCACGGCCGAGCCGATCGCCTGAATGGCGTTTTTCCCGCCACTCTGGTCGATGCCGGACGTCAGCGTCGTGTGCTCCTGATGGCCCAGCGTATGCGTCAGCGTGCAGGTGACGGACACGAGACCGTTCTGCTGGTTCGTAGTCCAGCCATGGCTGATGCCGACCTTGGCCAGCGCACCCACGATGGCACCGCACACGGCGGCCAGGTCGGCGTAGCGATAGCTGTAACCGGCCTTGCTGTCATCGCGCGGCCGCACATTGCCGGTCTGGTTCTTGATGATGTCGGGAGGGTTCTGCTTGAACGCCGTCATCGCCTGCACGTACGCCTGGCGCGCCTCGCTGGCTTCCATGCGCTCCTTCAGGGTGATGAGGCGATCCAGTTCCTCGATGCTGGCGCCGCGGGCAACGGCCGCCTGCAGCAGTTGCATGCCGGCGCTGACCTGCGGCACGACCGGCGCCGGCGCCGCAGCGGGCGCAGCCGTCAGTTCCATCGACTGCGTGGCCGCGCGATCCGACGCACGTCTACGTGGCGATTTCGTTGTTGTTTCCATATTTCCCTTTCTTACCGGAGACTCTGCCCGGCCTGTTGATAGGAGACGCCATCATAGCCCCGCAATTTGCACAATGCAACAAGTTTTTGCGCTTATTGAATGTGTCATCGTGCAAGCGCCGTGCTATGATTCGGGCTCGAACAACAGAAGGGGGAACCCATGAAACAGAAATTGCCCAGGCCGGCGCCTGCCGCCGAGCCAGTCGACTATCTGGCGCTCGTGCGCGCAAAACTGAACACCGTGCCGCGCTCGGATTTCATGCGCATCGCCGTCGACGCCCAGCTGGGCCTGCGCACGATCTATTCGATGCTCGACGCCTCGCGCGATCCGCGCTACAGCACGGTGATGACGCTGTACCGCACGCTGCACCGCGCTCCGACCGCCGACCGCCGCAAGCGCCCGTGAAATCCTCCAGCGGCCACACCTGCGCCACCTGCACGGCTTTCCCGCTGAAGGACGCCGCCGACGGCGACGGCCGGGCGGTATGCCAGTGGTTTGGGAAGTCGCGGGAGTGGAACGAGGCTTTTTGCGTGCTCTACGAGCGCGACCGGCGCGACATCAGGACGCGCGGGAAACTGATCGAACAGATTATCGAGAAAGAAAAAATGAACAACGTGAAACAACGACCGAAGGCCGGGGAAATCTGGAAAACGGCGCGCGGCCACCGCGTGCGCATCCTGGCCGGCGCCAGCAAAGAAGTCATCGAAACCGCGTACATGGACGGCCGCGTCGACGGCAACATGGGGGCTAACTTCGATGCTGACACATTCCACGCCGTGCGCGGCGATGATGATCTGGTAGGTCGGGCATGAAAAGGGGCGGCCCGCTCAAGCGGAAAACCGCCCTCAAGGCCGGCACGAAGACGCTGGCGCGCACGGAGTTCAAGCGCAAGGCGCCGATGCCGCGTGGTGACGGCCAACTGGCGCGCCAGGCGGCGCCGATGAAGGCGCGCAGTAAGACAAATGCGCGCCCGCGACCGAAGACGGGCGAGGCGGAATTGTGCCGCGGCCAGCCGTGCTACTTGCGCCTGCCCGGCCTGTTCTGCTCAAGCCGGGAAAGCGTGGTCCCGTGCCACAGTAACCAGTCCATCCACGGAAAGGGAAAGGGCATCAAGGCACACGACAAGTATACGGTGCCAGGATGCTGGGCCTGCCATGCCGAACTGGATCAGGGCAACCGGTTCACGCGCGCCGAGAAGTTCGCCTTCTGGGATGCCGCCTATGCGAGATGGGAACCAGTACGCGCTGCGCTGATGGAAGAACAGGGAAATCCGCCCGAACTGTTGAATATTTCTCATCATTAAAAACATTGCTTGATTGAGATTGCTCAATGTATTATGCTGCCATACCTCAACTACGAAGGAGTGATTTTTATGGGAAGCATCAGTGACGCGAAACTGCGGGCAATGGCGAAACAGCCCGGCCAGTCTACCCGTTACCCAGTTCCGCAACTGTTTGCCGAATGGCTTGAGGGTGGGCTGGGCCGCGGCCAATACTTCGGCAAGATCGACCCCCTGCTGCCGCCGGTCCTGATCTCGAAGATGAAAGCGGGCATCGCGCCCATCACGTTCGAGTACGCCCTGCGCCTGGAGCGCGCGCAGAAGCCGAGCAAGGAACCGTTCAAGGCCATCGACATCATGACGTTCTCGCAGGACCAGGAGCTTTACCGGTACGTCACCGGGCAGGAGCCCGCGCCCGCACCCGTAGTCAAGACCGTCCGCCCGAGCCTGACGACCAACGACAGCGCGCACGCAGCTGGAGCCTGAGTCATGGCAGTCGACTGGATCAATATGCGGGCCCGACTGCACGAAACCATTCAGGTCGGAAGAATTGCACGCAGGCTTGGAATTCAAAAAGAACAGGTAATCGTGAAGTTGTACCTGTTGGCCGGCTGGTTTCAGCAGCATGGAAAGTACGGAAAAATGAAATATCCACTTGACGTTGTTGATGGGTATCTTGAGACGCCAGGATTTGCCGATGCTCTTATTTCTGTCGATTGGTTAAGGAATCAGAACGGCATTCTTACCCTTCATGGCTTCTGTGATGTTAGTACAGCCAGAAAGAGCTTGGGCCGTGGGGTGCGTCGTCGGATTCTTGACGGGGCATGCTGCGCTGCGTGTGGCGCCAAGGATGACCTGGAAATCGACCATTCGACGCCGATTGTGCGTGGAGGCTCATGCGATGAAAGTAATTTGCAGGCACTTTGCACATCATGCAACCGAGCAAAAGGCCGCCTGACAATGCATGAATTCATGGAAAAAAGAGGCAATTAAGTGCGCGAATACGGGAAGGTTTATACCGCCTTCTGGACCAGCGAGGACGCGCGCAGCATGTCGGAAGACGGCCGTATGTTGGCCCTCTACCTTATGACCTGTCCGCACGGCAATATGCTCGGATGCTTTCGTCTCGCCGATGCCTATGCTGCTGATGATATGCAATGGCCTATCGAAAGGGTTCAGAAAGGGTTTGATGAACTGTTCGAAAAGGGTTTCGCATACCGTTGCAAGCGCAGTCAGTACGTGTTCATTCGCTACTTCCTGAAGTGGAACCTGTTCGAGAATCCCAATGTAGGCAAGGCGGCCGGAAAAATGTTCCAGCAGTTGGGAGCGCCCGACATGGTGAAATCCGCTCTGGCAGCGGCTTTGCGCGAGTTTGCGCCGCATTTCCCAAGCAAGATTCTTGACGCTTTTGAAAGCTCTACGGAACCCTTTGAGAACCCTTTCGAAACCAATGCCGAAACCAGAGCCAGAGCCAGAGCCTCAACCAGAGCCCGAACCGGAGCCGGTTCGGCTGCTGGCGCAGCCGACGGCGAGCCGTCTGCAACCCCGCCTGCAACGCGCAAGGATGACGACCCGGTCAAGCTCGAAGTCTGGCGCACGGCAAAGGCCCTGTGCGATGACGCCGGCCTGGCCGACAGCGGTGCGCGCAGCGCAATCGGGCTTCTGGTCAAGGAATTTTCCGTGCAGTTGATGCTCGACGTCGTGCGCATCGCCGACCAGCAGCCGAAACCGCTGATCGACCCGGTGGCGTTCATGCGGGCAACGGGACAGCGCCTGACGGGCGAGCGCCGGCCGCCGAACAAGCAGGAAGCGTTGGAGCAGCGAAATCAGCAAATCGCCGACGAGCTGCGCCGGGAAATGGGGATACCCGCTGGAGGTGATGCGTGAATGCCAAGGACAAAGACAAGTTGCTGGCTCTGCTGCCGCAGGTGTGCGCGTTCTACCGCCAGGATTTCAGCAAGTTCTTGGGCGGCGTCTGGATCGCGGCGATGGAGCAATTCACGTTCGACGAGGTCAAGCATGCGATCGAGCGCCACACGATGAACCCGGACAGCGGACAGTTCATGCCGAAGCCGGCCGACGTGGTCAAGATGCTGGGCGGCACGAGCGCCGACGTGGCGCTGGCGGCCTGGTCGAAGGTCGAGCGCGCGATACGGTCCATCGGCCAGTATCAGAGCGTGGTCTTCGACGACGCTCTGATCCATCGCGTGATCGACGACATGGGTGGCTGGGTGAAGGTGAACAGCTACCAGGACGAGAAGGCGTTCGAATTCGCAGCTCGTGAGTTCCAAACGCGCTATAGGGGATTTTCGATGCGGGGTGAGGTTCCACCCTTCGCCCGCGTCATGGTGGGCTTGGCGGACGCGGAAAACGCGCGGTTGGGCCTGTCTGGATCGGGGAGTGCCCGGCCACTACTGCTGGGCGACCCGGCGCGCTGCGTCGACGTGTTCCAGCGCGGCGGCCGGACGGCGCCGCTGCAGGTGGCGCAGCTGGCCACGTCGACAACCATGCTGCTGACAAACGAATAACAATTTTTTAACCACGAAGGAGAGCACCACATGCAGGACCAACCCATCAAATTCGCGCTGCCCAATGGCAGTTTCATCGTGCGCGATGAAGCGCCTGCCGGCGAACTGCCGCCGGCATTCGTAGCCGAACTGGCGCGCGCCGACGCCGTGCTGGTAATCGGCAGCAGCGAAACGAAGGCGCTGTCGATGCGCCCGATCATCGCCGGCGGCGAGTACCAGCCCGAGCAGGTCGCATCGCACGCGCTGGTGGCCGCCATCGTGGCCGACTTCGACAATCTGGTGCGCGCCGTGAAGGGCGAGCCTACGGACGCCCAACGCTTCGACGCCCTGCGCCAGTTCACCCTGATGCCGCAGGCGGACTGCGAGCGCTTCGAGCGCATCAACGGGATGATGCAGCAGTACGAGGAAGACAACCCGCAGGCCGGCGAGAGCCCGACGCAGGCCGAATTCGAACGCTATGCGGATTTCCTCGTACACGCGCTGATCGAGACGGCGCCGCTGGTTGTCGAGCAGCGCTCGGCCGCAAACTGACGAGACCATTTCGCGCGCGAGCGCACCGAAGCCGCCCGGCATGGCGGCGACAACCTGAAAGGCAAGACCGCATGACCACCCACATCACCCCGACCCCTGGCCGCATCGTCTTGTACCGCGGCGTGGATCGCGAGATCCGTCCGGCCATCGTCATACAGGGCAACGGCCCGTTCAACGCGGATCTGTATGTGTTCCCGAAGGACAACGCAGATATTCACTGTGGCTACAAAGGGACAGTCACGCACGCGGATCCGGAGCAGGAACCGGGCTGCTTCCCGTCCTGGCACTGGATGCCGTACCAAAAGCAGCAGGCCGAGAAGCACGCCGAACGCGAAGTGCAAGAAATCCCGATCACGACGGCCGACAAGTACCGCATGCGCCTCGACGACATCGGCCGTGTGTGCCACGAGGTGAACCGCGCTTATTGCCAGGCGCTCGGCGACGATAGTCAGCCGACTTGGGAAGACGCGCCGGCGTGGCAACGGGAATCGGCCCGCATGGGTGTCGATCTGCACATGTCGGGAAACTTCGGGCCGGAGGCCAGCCACATCAGCTGGATGAACCAGAAGCTGGCAGACGGCTGGACCTACGGCCCGGCGAAGAATCCCGACCTGAAGCAGCACCCCTGCTTGGTGCCGTTCGACCAGCTGCCGCGCGAGCAGCAGGCGAAGGATTACCTGTTCCGCGCCGTTGTGCATGCGCTGCGCTGACGCCTGACCACCACCCAGCCCGGCCAGCCCGGGCGCACAACAAAAAACTGAAAGGACTGAACATGAAGCTGTACACCCCGACCGAGCGCGTGCAGGCTGCACGCATCACGGCCATGATCCCGCTGACCGAGCAGCACGGCGGCGGCTGGGAAATCACGCTCGATGACGGCAGCCAGGTCTACGAGAACTACGCCGACTTCCAGTTCGCGAAGATCGGCGACTACCACATCCGCCCGGTAGGCAACGAGTTCAACCCGCTGCCACGCAGCTACCACCTGCCGGCGCTCGCCTTTGAAAACACGTTCCGCGAGGCGATCCCGGCGCTGGCTGCGGACCACGTGCCGGCCGAGCGCATCGACGCCATCATGGCCACGCTGAGGGTGCAATGCATGCGATTCCCTGGCACGACAACGACGGCAGCCGTGGCCGCGCTGCCGAACAGTTTTGTCGTCGCCGAGGGAAAAAGCCAGTGCGTAGACCCCGCAAAATTTGATGGCGCGCTGGGCGTCAAATATGCCACTGAAGATGTCCTCAAAAAAGCGCGTGAAAAATTGTGGGAAATGGAGGGTTATTTCCTGATGCGCATGCGCGAGATGGCGGCGCAGGACGGGCAGGGCTGACATGGCGCGCTGGGGCGACAAGATCCTGACGCAGCATCTGGCGGCGCAGGCCCGGCGTGCAGCACATGCCGAGCCCGCGCCAGCCGCGCGCAGCAAGTACCGTTCGCAGAAGGTCGAGCAGGACGGCGAGAAGTTCGACAGCCAGAAGGAAGCGCGGCGCTATGCCGAACTGCAGCAGATGGAACGCGCCGGCCTGATCCACGACCTGAAACGACAGGTTCCGTTCATGCTGGCGCCGGCCGTGCGCCTGGCCGGCGAGGCCCGCAAAAAGCCAGCGCTGCGCTACATCGCCGACGCCGTCTATATGCAGGGCGGGCAACGCATCGTCGAGGACACGAAAAGCACCGCGACGCGCCGGCTGGCCGCCTACCGCCAGAAGAAGCACCTCATGGCCACGGTGCATGGCATACACATCAAGGAAGTATGAAAATGGAAATCACGATATACAAGGGCGCGGCGCCCGGCCTCTCCACGTTTTCCGGCATGACGTCGATCCGAGAGGCCATCGCCGGCATGTCGTGGTGGAGCATGGTCGAAGTGCGCATGCGCGGGCGCCAGGCGCCGTTCGTGCCGCAGGCGCGCCCGCTGCCGGCGTCGGCATTCAACGAAGTGTTCCCCGACTGGGACATGGCCATGCGCCGCGGCGACCAGCCGATGACGCGCGACGACTACCAGACCATGACGGCCTATCACCGCCTGGCGTATCTGAACGTGAAGCAGGGATCCGCCAGCTCGGAATCGTGGGCCTGCCTGGCGCTGGCATCGAATATGTCGCTGGTACTGGCCGAGGAAGGCTATGGCCAGGAGTGGCTGCCGCTGATCCGGGAAGCGCAGCAGGCGCTGATGCGCGCCGACGCGCGCGGCCAGATGCACGGCGCGTGGCGCATGGATGGCTCCGGCCTGGCTACCGTGGGAGACATGCTCGACATCTTCGATGCTCAACTTGAGATCGCGCCGCGGCGCGTGATCATGGAGGCGCGCGAAATCATCATTCAGCGCCTGGCCGACAACGAAGTGCTGAAGCATCCTCAAAAATAGGATGCCGAAAGGCATCTTTTTGGCTATCCTTACGGCAATAAAAAAGGGCCGCGCGAAGCGGCCCGATAAGACTGAATGCCCACGCCCCGAGGCGCGAACCCGAATAATAACGCACGAGAGAACCGACACGATGGAATTGTTCAAGAGCCCAGACCACGCCGCGATGTTCGCGCTGCGCTTCTCCAGCCAGCAATACGCACCATCTCCGATGGCCAAGCAGATGCAGCGCATCGGCCAGGTGCAGATCGGGCAGGGTAAAGGGCTGGCCGGGCTGGATGGCAGCGCACAGGCCGGCATGATCCGCGCACGCCTGGAGCGCCTGACAGACCTGGAGCGTGCCTGCATCATCGCCATCTTCACTACGCGCGCTGACGACTGCCCGTGCTGCGGCGGCCAGCGCCTGACCGACGAATATAAATCCGCGTTGCTGGCGCTGGCCGAATGGGCGCGCGAATTCATCCGCGATGAGGTCGACTCGCAACGCATGCGCTTCGGGATCGTGCAGAACTTTTTCGACCGCAAGGCATCGATCACGAAGCTGGCCAAGAGCATCGGGCGCCCGGCACGCACTGTGCTGGACCAGAAGAACAAGATCTGGCCGCATCTCGCCAAATTGGAAAAGCAGGCTCGTTCCGCCATGGGCGATGTCCTGGCCGACCTGTGCATGGAAGATGATGCATAAAGGTGTTGCACGTTTGTGCAGCACGGCCTATACTCGCTATGTTTCTAACCGATAACAACGAGAGGGCAGCATGATCCATCGATTTTTTTACTTCCTCGATACGCGCCCGTGGGCGCCATGGCTGGGCCTAGCCACCTGTGTGCTGGTCGGCGCCGCCATCGACGGCACGAACTTCCCATTCTCCTGGTAGGAGGGCGCCATGACCTTCGCCATCGCATTGACGCCCGTCTCGCCGGTCGACCAGGGCGCCAACAACTGGATGCGTCGCCCGGCGCCGCACATCGCCCAGACGATACCAGCTTCCGTCGTGCGCGCCATGAAGGGAGCCTTGCGCGCCATCGACCACGATATCCAGCAGCACGGCGCCGCGTCGTACGAATCCATCGAGCAGGTCCGCGCCGCGCTGGCGCTGGCACGCTTGTTTTGATCCACCGCGGCCGCGTGCCGCCACCACAACGAGAGAACCATATGGACCACAGAACCGCAAGCAATCACCCGGCCGAGCGAAAGGATGATCGCCATCCGCTCGGGCCGCTGAACTGGGAAGATGCCCCGACGCCCGAGGAAATGAAGGCGACCGAGGTTTATCTGGAAAACCTGCGCCAGCGCGTGCATCACGCATCACATGCCATGCTGGAACAGTTCATCAAAACAACCAAGGTCGACCCGATGCGCGTCATTCTGGTACAGAAATTCGACCTGGACGGCCGCATGGAGATGACGGCCAAAATCCTGCCTGAGCCAGAGCCGCGTCCGCTGCTGGCAACCATTGAGGGCAAGCTGGTCGAGGTCGGCAACATGGACGGAGATCCAGACATCGGTATTAGCCTGGACGCTGGAGATGGCCAGTTCCTGACGATCGTGGGCCTGACGCAGAAAGACGCGCGCTCGATCGCGCAGCACTACGGTGACCAGATCGAAATCATCGTGCGCGCGGTGCCGGCCAACGGCCAGCAGAACGGATAACAAAAAATGAAAACGACGACTGAAAACCCGGCCCCGAGCGGTGACGACGACATCCGCCGCGTCCTGCAGGACGAACTGATCGAGCGCGTGCTGGTGCTCAAGAGAACCACGCGCAGCGCATCCATCCGCCTACCAATTCCGAACACCGACATATTCATTCTGGCTGGTACTCCCGAGGATCTGCGCAAGGTGGCGCCCGATGTTCTTGCCGCGCCAGCAGCACAGGCACCATCCCAGGTGCCGGCCGAGCTGACCAAGGACATGAAGCCGTCGTTCTTCGTGATCGTAGACGCCTCAGGATTCCCAGAGTTCGTCACGAGCGCGAAACACGCGGCGCAAGAGCATATCAATGACGCATGCACCGATGGCGTAGAAGGCGCGGGAAAATGGAAAGCTGTCCCAGTCTTCGAAATGCGCCCGACCGACGATCATCTGTGGGACCAGACGCTGCGCGACCGCGACACGTACCACGATTGGGCCGACAAACTTGCCGAGGCCATCGCCAAGCACTTCGACGCCGAGATTGGCGAGCACAGCAACATGAATTGCCCGTGGGCCGAGGCTCTGGAGGTGATAGAAAGCGAGGTTCGCCTCTCCGCTGTACGAGAGGCGCGCAACGAGGCGCTGGAAGAAGCGGCGAAAGCCTGCGACAACGTTTGCAAAGAGTATCAAGGTCACGCGCGTAGACGTGGCGTCGATGATGACGAATTCTACGATGCGTACATGAATAAGTCGCTGGCGTCATCGGAATGCGCTTCCGCTATCCGCGCCCTCAAGGACGCATCCCCGGCCGCCAGCAAGGAAGGAGGCGCATGATGCGTGCATTACCTGAAATCAGGTCCTGGCAAAACTGGTGCTGCGGCGGCTGTGGGAGCGGCATCGCCCCCCCGAAGAAGATCGATTTCGAATACTCGCGCGAGGAATTCCCAAACGGCGACGTGATATCGAGAACGACCGTCAAGTATGTGGCGCCGTGCTGCGGCGGCGATCTTCTGCTATGGGACGAGGCGAAACAGGACTGCATTCCGTGGGCCTATGTCGAGGCCGCCAGCAAGGAAGGAGACAGCGCATGACCACGATTGCCATCTACCCAGCCAGCTATGCCGAAATGCTGCGCGAGCACGCCGGCCAGAAGTACAGGCCGAGCAACGGTGCTGAAGGCGAAATCTTCCTCGACGCATGGTGCAGCTGCTGCGCGCACGACTTGGCTATGAGCCAGGGCATGCCCATCGAGGAATGCGACGACAACCAGAAGTGCGACATTCTCGGCCGCAGCTTCCTGAGCATCGACGATCCGGCTTACCCGACCGAATGGCGGTACGGGAAGGACGGCCAACCCTGCTGTACGGCCTTCGTTCCAGCCGGCCAGCCGATTCCTGTCAAGGACGAGCACACGCTGGATATGTTTGCCGCCAGCACTGAGAACGGCCAACGTGGGAGCGGTGAATGAGAGTCCTCGATCCCTGCTGCGGTAGCCGCATGATGTGGTTCGACAAGGCCAATCAGCTGACCCTGTTCGGCGACATTCGCCAAGAGACGCTGACTGTCACCGACAGATAGCACCGCGAAGATGGTACGCGCACCCTGCACGTCGCGCCGGACCAGATCATGGACTTCCGCGCAATGCCATTTGCCGACAACACTTTCCGGCTCGTGGCGTTCGATCCGCCGCACCTTGAGCGCGCCGGCTCCAAAAGCTGGCTCGCGGCCAAGTACGGAAAGCTGTCGGACGACTGGCGAAACGACATTCGCGCCGGCTTCGCTGAATGCTTCCGCGTGCTGGAGCCAGAGGGAGTGCTGGTTTTCAAGTGGAACGAGGTACAGGTAAAGCTGGCCGAGGTACTGGCTCTGACGCCACACAAGCCGCTGTTCGGGCAAGTGTCGGGGCGCAGCGGGATGACGCATTGGCTCGTGTTCATGAAACCAGCCGCAACCAATAATGGAGAAAACCATGGCTGAATTGACCAACACCGCACCGGCAGGCATCGACCTGGACAGCTTGAGGCGCTACGACTACGTGCCAGGCGAATCGGGCCGCATGATCATCGGCCAAGACGACAACGGCGCCTACCTGCTGCGTACCGACGTCGAATCTCTTCTGGCTCGCCGGGCTGCCATGGGGAAGTCAGCACTGCCCGTCGAAGCAACCGAAAAGAAGGCAAAACTGCATCTCTCACTGCGAGCCGATTCCGGTTACAAGGCAGATGAAACGCATCGCATCAGTGCAGAGCAGTGGGGCCGCATCTGCGCCATCGTGAACGAAAAGGAATAAACCATGGACGATAACAAGAACATCACCGCAGCACAGCCGCTCGATCTGGACAAGCTGGAAGCACTGGCGCGCGCGGCAACGCCGCAGAACTTCGACAGCGCCCAAATCAAGAATCAGGGCTTCATCGAATGCCCGTCATGCGACGGCAGCGGCGAGGTCGAACTGACGGCTGATTACTGCAACTACGATGGCAAGGCGATGGGCGTGCAGTTTTACGGCGTCGGCCCGGAACATCGCGCGGCCGAGGCATTCTTCCGCGCTGCCAACCCCGCCACCGTCATCGCCCTAATCTCGCTCGCTCGCCGGGCAGCAGCAGATGCACCGGCAGCGGATGAGCGGGCGCAAGCCACGCTCGACAAGATTTGCGACCTGTTCCACATCGGGGCTCTGGCGCGCGACGAAAGTACGATCCTCGCCAACGTGCAGAATGTACTGCGTCGATCTGAATGTCTTTCGGCTGTTGAGCGCGAATTCTTCATGGTCGCAGCCGAGCCTGACGATGATTTCCCCGGCGATGAGCCGGGCGAAGAATGCCTGCTTAACTGGGGTGCCGATCCGGTCGAGTACGTCGAGCAGTTCCGCGCAGCGCGGGCCGCCCACCCTATCGGACAGGTATCGCCCGCTATCGACCAAGTTGCCGACGCGAAGGCTACTGCGGAGTCGATCGATGAAATCATCGAACGCTTGCCGAATTCGCGACTCGGTAGCCGCTGCCCGATGTGCGGCGTGGACCACCCGCATACCCATACCCCACGAGAGATCACAATTTTCAGGAACGGAGCCAAGTATGCAGCGCGGCAGCAAGAATACGCTCGGGCCGACCATCAAGGCGCTGCGCAGGATGAAGTGCATGACACAGGCGGAACTGGCGCAGGCGGTCGGGCTGGAGCGCACGAGCATCACGAACATCGAGCGCGGCAATCAGACGCTGACGGACGTGATGGCGTCGAAGATGGCGGAAGTGCTGGGGTATCGGATCGTGGTCAAGTTCGAGAAGCTGTAGCCGCGCCTGTGTGCCATGCGCCGGCCGGATGGCGCGAGTTCTTGGAAGAGATCACGCAGTCCGGCAAGGACATGAACGGCGCCTACTGGATTCCGCGCGCGGCGAAGCTGCTGGAATCGGCCGCATCCCCTGCTGCCGCACCCGATGCGGCGCATGCTGACGACCCGTTCGGCCCTCAACGCTGGTCGAAAGAAGCTGAGATGATGGAATCGTGGGCGGCGCATGCTGACGCCAAAGCCACCCAAACGGCCCCAAACGAGCCCCAAAGCGCGCATGCACAGCAGGACGCAGCGCCGGCCGCAATCGTCAAACGTAACGAAACTGGCGTCGATGCGGTATTCGTTGGCGAAGGTGCCAACCTGCCGCACGGTACACAACTCTACGCCGACCCTATTGCTGTCTCGCCTTCCGACGCGACGGGGAAAGCTGACGCTGCCAGTGCGGGCGAGCAGGCAGCCGAGTTTCACTCCAAATTCGGCAGTCCCGAACTGTGCGCGGCAATTGTAGCCCATGCCACCAGCGCAGCAGACGCGATGGATGCGGAACTGGCCGACGTGCTGAACACGACGCTTTGGTTGTATCGCCGTCTGCCCCAAGCGTACGGCAACCCGCCATTCGTCGACAAAGCCATCATGACCATGGCGGAACGGCTCGGGTTGGACGACGTGCCCGATGCGATCAAAGAGCGCGCGGCAATGGCGGCAAGCCGCAATGGGGAGATTAAATGACGCGCATCACGATAACCACGGAAATCGTCAGCGAGCAGCCCGGCGTGTACCACATCCCCGGCGTGCACAACATGCAGCAGACGTTATGCGGCTACGTGGACTGCGCGGGCGCCGAAGATCACAGCGCGGCCGAACACCCGTGCAACTGCGTGGCTTGCATCGACGCGCTGAACGAAATCAAGGCGATGCGTTTCCCGAAACACTACTTCAAGGAGCCACCCATGGCCGCTGAACAAAACAACGATGCCGAGCGCGCTGCGCTGTTGCCGTGCCCGTTCTGTGGAAGCGCCAATATCGCGCATCACACGTTCGCCGAGGACGATTCGCGCGACTTCGTGATGTGCAGCGACTGCGGCGTGTACGCCCAGCGCAACGACTGTGAGGCCGATCCGGTCGAGGTATGGAACCGCCGCCCGTCCGCACCCATAGGTGAGGACGGACTGCCGGAACTGCCGAGCGACGATAAGTTGCGCAAACTGTGGAATCAGGCAAACAAGGATGGCACAGCAGCATGGAGCAGCGTCGACTGTGAAACGACGCGCCATATTTGGCAACTACGGAAATTTTATGAAGCGGTTGCCCGCGACGTAGTAGTAGCAGCACGCGTTTACCAGCGCAAGGTGGATGAGAAGATCATCGCGCGCCGAGATGCCGAGATCGCCGATCTGCACGCCCAACTTGCACGCCAGAGCCAAGAGCCGGCGGCTTGGATGGTCGGCCGGGAACTGTTCATTTCGCGCGATGCGATCCCGCCACGCTTGCTGCCTCCGCTCGGCAATCCGGTGCCGCTCTACGCCGCACCGCCGCTGTCCAGCGAACAGCAGGGCCCTGATCTATCGCATGCGTATTCTCTGGCCGACTGCCTGTATAGCGCGGGCTACGATGACCGCCGCAAGGAACGCGATTACGATCCACGCGCCACGAAAGAATGGCAGGACGTCGTCGACGCAATTATGGGGGAGAAGGAAGCATGAAGACGATCATCATCCTGCTGGCGCTGGCCGTGGTGGCCGCGCTGTGCGATCTGTACCTGGCGACGGCCGGCCTGCTTCTGATGGCGCTTACGCTGGTGCTGGGCGACTACTTCGGCGAAGACCTGCCGCCGAGCGCCTGCACCCACAATTGCAATCAGGCCCGCGCCTGCACCTGTCAACCACTGAAAGATCCCAAGAAATGAGCACCGCACGCATCATCACCCCCGAGCAGTTCGATAAGATCCGCCCGCTGCTGGAGAACGCACGCAAGAAAACCCGGCCGCGCATCAATGATCTGTATGACGTCTTCTGCGCGATCTTGTACCGCGAAGCACGCGGCATCGCATGGCGCGCGCTGCCCGACGAGTTCCCGCGCTGGCGCACGGTGCACGAGTATTACACGATGTGGACTCTGCCCCAGCCGAACGGCGGCAAGCCGCTGCTGGAGCAGGCGTTTGCCATCCTCTGGCCATGGACGGAAGGTCGAGCCGATATAGATCAAGCAGCATGATGCATTAAGGTGTTGCACGATAATGCAAATGCTGGCATAGTCCTGTCTGTGGCGGCGCACTGGGCGCGGCGAGAACTGGAGATAGATATGCAAATTGCTGACGACCGAAGCCTGCCAGAGCAAATCGAAGAACTGAATATCCGTATGCGCGCCCTGTGCGGTCAAGTTGGCGCCGCGATCAAGCTGCACGAGCTACGGGAACGTCGCGATGCCTTGCAAGCTCAACTCGACGCTGAGATAGACGCCGCTTTCGCAGCAGAAGCCGGCTTCAAAGGCGAGGATGGCGCGTACGCTGCCTAACACCAACCCCGCGCCCGCTTCGGCGGGCGCTTTTCCTGAAAGAGCACCATGAAAAACAAGAACATCATGACTGCCCCGAAACTTCCTGAGCCCGCGACGCGCGTGGGCATCGTATGCGGGCCAGGCGAATTCGCGCGCGACAACCCTGGCACCGTGCTGTGCCACGTCACAGACCGCTGGGGCACGCGCGCTGTCGTGCTGATGGACACCGGCTACATCCATTACTGCCACGGGCTGGTGACGGTCGGCATCGGCACGCACCAGTTGCCACCGCGCCCACCGGCTGGCTTCGATGATGAATACCTGGTGACGTGTGTGGATGGCTCGATGACCATGCGAATCCTGGTGCACAAGGACACCGACATCGACACGACGATGAAGGCGTGGGACATCGACGAGGGCAAGCTGGTGACGATGTATGGCTGGGCCTGGACGTTTGAACGCGTGACGCATAACGAAAAAATGAGGATTTAATGGAGAATACAAACATTGAATGGACCGATCACACGTTCAACCCTTGGATGGGCTGCACGAAGGTGTCGCCCGGCTGCGATCACTGCTACGCCGAGCGCGACATGGATCACCGCCTGAAGCGCGTGCAGTGGGGGCCGCAGGGCGAGCGCGTGCGCACCGTGACCAGTAACTGGCGTAAGCCGGTCCAGTGGAATGCCGCGCACGCGGAATTCTTTGCCAAGCATGGCCGCCGCCAGCGCGTTTTCTGCGCCAGCCTGGCCGATGTGTTCGACAACGCGGTAGACCCGACCTGGCGCCGCGACCTGTTCGACCTGATCGAGCTGACGCCGAATCTCGACTGGCTGCTGCTCACGAAGCGCGTGGGGAACGTGGCCGAGATGGTGGCGCGCGCGAAGGTTCACGACTGGCTCGCCGGCCAGCGAAACGTGTGGTTGGGCATCAGCGTGGTGAGCCAGTTCGAGGCCGACCGGGACATCCCGAAGTTGCTGGCGCTGCCGGCGCGCGTGCGCTTCTTGTCCATGGAGCCGCTGCTTGGCCAGGTCGACCTGCGCCTGATCCCGAATTCGCGCGGCCATACGATCCATGTGGCCAATCGCAAGCCGCACACCCTCGATTGGGTCATCGTGGGCGGCGAGAGCGGCCCGCAGGCCCGCCAGATGCTCCCAGAGTGGGCGCGTAGCCTACGCGACCAGTGCCAGGGTGCCGGCGTCCCATTTTTGTTCAAGCAATGGGGCGAGTGGGCGCCTTATGATCGCGGGCGAACAGATTCCGGCAAAATGGCCACGCAGAGCGCCCTGGACGATCCTGTGACACGCTACGGCAAGAAGCTGGCCGGCCGTCATCTGGATGGTCAATTGCATGACGGCTACCCAAAGGTGTCAGTATGAGGCATATCGGAACCATTACTATCGAAGGCCATCTGCACCAGTTGCATGAAGCTCACTACCACGGTGGTCGCGTGGCTATCGTCGTCGACGGGGGGCGTTGGGGCAAGCTGACCGTCAACGTTTCCGATCAGCCGCTGGCGCCGGGCTGCATCCATGTCAAAACGTGGGAGGAAAACGAGCGGCTGCGCGAGCCCGCGCTGGCAACTGGCCTGTTCGAAGATACCGGCGAGCGCGTGCCGGCCGCGCCGGGCAGCTTCGTACTGGCGGAAGTCTGGAAGTACCGGAGTAAGTCATGACGGGATTCATGCATTGCGATAACTGCAAGACACTAACAACATGCATGGAGATGGGATGCGGCCAAGGTCGCGGGGACCGAATTGATGTCTACGAGCGACGCCTCAAGCAGCAGTTGGCCGACCTGCACATGGAATGCCAACGCCAGGCCCAGCCGATTCTTTTTCTGCTGGCGCGCATTGAAGCCGATAAGCCACCGCGCCCGGTCTGGATGAATGGCATGTGGCACGTGATGCAGATGCCTGGAGCGCAGGCGCCCGAATCGCCGGGCGATCGCATGCACCGGCTGGAGCGCGAGCGCGATCAGGCATTGCACCTGTTGCGCATGGTACGGGGCGCAAGCGAACCATGGATTACCCAACTTGTTGATCAATTATTGAAAGAAATGAAACCATGAGAGAAGGATACTGCCTGACGGCTGACGCCGAGGCCGAGCGCCATGACTTCCAGCGAATACGGCTATGACGGAAACTGCAGTTGTCACATCTCGGCGCCATGCAATAGTTGCATGCATCCAGGTAACCCCATGAACCAGAACGAAGACGATACGGCGTGGGAACCTGAGCCCCAGTACGCAAATAAATGAAGTGCGTACTGGAAAGTACTTGACTGCGCGCAACCTTGCGCGGCAGAATCCGTTTTCAGATACACGTAATAATTGCCACCAGAAAAAGCCGCCTCTGTGCGGCTTTTCTTTTGCCCGTCCAGCATGGGCCAAACCAATAGTATTAAGAATTGGAAATTTACAGTTCTTAACGACCGTCTCTCGTCTGTGGTCTCCCCAGGCTTGGCCGCCACGTGCGGCCTTTTTTATTCCGATCGGGCGCGCGGCTGACTCCCGTGCGCCTGGTCAGCGTGAAGGGCCGCAGGCCGGGACGATGTGGAACCTGACGTGACTCTCTCCGTCGCGCGCAGAGCGGGCCTGGCCAATCCCCTTTAACCACTGGAGCAACCCATGAAGATCAAACGCAACCATTTCGCACTGATGTCCGTGTTCGGCGCGCTCGCCAGCGCGGGTGCTGCTGTCGCGCATGCCGTGGAAGGCGCCATCGAATTCGTCGAGGGCAAACTGCATCTCCTGCACGTCGAGACGGCGCAGCATTGCCAGTTCGACGACCAGGGCGCCGTCGATGACTTCCTGGCCAACATTCCGGATCCGCAGAACTGGGTTGACCCGCTGGCGCAACCCGCATTGCTGGGAGCAACCCGCGTCGAGGTCGATCTGGGTCAACTGCGAGAGGCGCTCGATGCCGATGCCGCCGCTGCGCCCGTGATTGAGCAGGCCCCGGCCCAGCCGGATGCCGCCGTCGAGCAAGCCACTGAACCCGCCGCCCAGTAAGCACGGCACCCTGTAAGGATAGACCACGATGCAACCGAACCAACCCGCGGCCCCGATGATGCCGCAGCAAGCCGGCGCGCAGCCAGGCGCAGATGATCAGGCGCCCGCGATCTGCATCCAGATGCAGCCGGACGGCACGTACCTGGTCTATTCCGAAGCCGACGGCCCGGATGCGGGCCAAGACGCGCCGGACGTCGACACTGCCCTGCAGATGGCCAAGCAGATGCTGACCGGTGACCAGGACGCCGATGATGCCGGCGGCCCGTCGGATGGCGACCAGGACGCAGCAGAATCCATGTTCCAGTCCGGGTTCAACGGCGCGCGCGGCGCCGCGCTGGGGAAGTAACGCCATGAGCACCCCCGCACTGGGTCTCACGATCCTGCTGGCAGAAGCCGGCGGTGATCGGCCGGCGATCATCACGAAGGTCTTCGGCTCCACGCAGGTCGAGGCATGCGGCTACATGCCGCTGCCCGAGCACCTGAAGCTGGTGACTATCCATCGCGACCGCAATGCCGCCGTCATGGCCGGGCTGAACAACCCGACCGGCTACCACGCGTACTGGCCGACGAAGGTCTGACCATGATCGAAATGCAGTGGTGGGCGATCCCGGCCGGGATGGAATTCACCCTTGCGCTCGTCTGCGCGCTCGTCGCCAATGTGGATGAGATCGGCGCGGAAATGGCTGGCGCCGCCCTGTTCATGGTCGGATCGATGCTGTGCAGCGCCCTGGCGCTCGCGTTTTACCTGATGTCGCTTTGATAAGTAACGCCATGACCGAACCGAGAGAGATCAACTGGGCGCAGATCGAGGCTGCGTACAGGGCGGGGGTCAAGTCGCTTCGTCAGATTGGCGCGGAATTCGGCGTCACGGAAGGCGCAATCCGCAAACGCGCCGGTAAAGAGGGCTGGGAGCGCGACCTTGCCGAAAAGGTAAGACTCAAGGCCGAGGAAAAGGTACGCAAGGAAGCAGTACGCGCCGAGGTACGCGAAGCGACCCGCGTACCGGAAGCGGACATCGTCGAGGCCAACGCGGACCTTGTCGCGGGCGTGACACTCGGCCACCGCAAGGATATTTCCCGCTCGCGCGCGCTCGGCATGGCGCTTCTGGAGGAACTGGAGCGCGGCACGTTCAACCAGGATCTGTTTGAGCAGTTGGCCAACCTCGTGGCCGGGCCGCCGATCCACGGCACAGATCCGGCGGACAAGGCGGCCGAGCGCCGGCGCCAGCAGTTGCTGGAATCGTTCGAGAAGACGATGAGCCTGCCGAGCCGCGTGGACAGCATGAAGAAACTGGCCGACACGTTGAAGACGCTGATTGCGCTGGAGCGCGAAGCATACGGCATGCTCAACGATGGCAAGAACCAGGGGGCCGGAACGCT